GTAATTATGATCGTTCTGAATTTGGTAGTCCTGAAGCTTTGAATGCAGATGATTCTGTATTGGAAGAAATATACAACAAACAGTATTCTGTTAAAGAATTTACTGATCCTTCAACATTTAAATCTTATAGTGAGCTTAACCTTAAGTTAACTAGAGTTTTAGGTGAAGATGCTGGAACTTCTCAAGAGAAATCAGCAATGGCAGAATCAGTAGATGATTCACCGTTTAATGATGAACCTTCTATTTCGGACCCAGTTGCAGTAGCAGCTGATCCAATAGCAAGAGCTGATTCAGATAATGATGATACTATGAGTTATTTCGCTAAGTTAGCGGCAGAAGCTTAATCTATGAACCCGTCGAAAGGCGGGTTTTTTTTAATAGTTATTATAAGATCCACCAGCATCAAACTTAATGGCCTCTGATGAATAATAGTTATTATAGGTGTTATACAAGTTAGTACCACCAGTACCATTCATGTTTCCATTACTTCCTGTTAAATCTACTTTAGAAACTCCTAGTGCTTCTTGTAATGCTCTAATTCCACCAGCTGCATTTTGATAATTCTCTAAACTAAGATTTTTTAAACCTGTTGTAATAGTTAGATCATTACCTGCACCATACATTGCATATTTTCCACCATTAAATGCAGCATCTATACCATGAGCCATATATACAAAATCATCAGTAAATTTGGTAAATTCAAAATTACTTGCTTTTAATTGCATCCCAGTTAATTGATTCATTACATTTACAACCTTTGATATACCATCAGCTGATTTACCTAATGTAAGGTCACCTATTGTAGCTAAGCTTTCCATAGGTTTAACAATATTGTCTATCATGGTTTGTAAACCAGAGGCACTTGTGTCTTTATCAGCCTTACCACTTAACCATTCCATATTAAAAAAGTTACTAAACCCATCAAAAGTATCACCTATAGTATCAGCTGTACCAGTTCCAAACAAAGCTGTTCCTAATGCGGCTATACCAGCTCCTAATGAAACTAAACCAAGACCAGTACTAGTCAGATTTGCTCCATTAACCTGGTTAAATCCAGCTAATCCACCCCCCATATGATTTAACATCGTACCGAATGCAGCGCCATCAGCACCTAAGAATGCGGCTATACCAGTAACACCAGCTAGACCAGCAAAGAAACCACCAATACCAGCTCCCATTGCTGTCATACCTGCAGCAGCTAACGGCATTGCAGCACCTAATCCAGCACCAGCTATAATAAACCCAGATAAAGCTAATTGTTGTGGTCCAGTAAATGCACCTAAACCTTCTGCAATATTTGTAGCTTGATCTTTAAATGCTTTACCATCAACGTTGGCAAGAGAACCAAGTTTAGCAGCTGCAGTCATACCAACCATGAAACCACCAATACCAGCACCCATTATTGATGCACCGGCTGCTGCCTTTCCTGCATTTGCAATAGCAACCTTTCCTTTCCCGCCTGTCATCATAGCAGCACCAGCACCAGCCATTAAACCTAAAACACCTAATGTTTTTGCATCAAGAGTTTCTAAGGCCTTTAATGCTTCAACCGTATTAAGAGCATTATCTTTAAATGTTGTACCACTAATTTTTGTTAATGCAGCAGGAGCAGACATACCAACCATGAAACCACCGATTGATGCTCCAGCGATTGAGGCTCCTGTAGCTGCTAACGCTGTAGTTCCAATGCCAAGTTTACTTGTTGCCATTAAAGCACCACCACCTGCAAGAACACCTAAGATAGCTAAAGTTTTTACATCCATAGTTTCCAAAGCCTTTAAAGCTTCGACTGTATTAAGAGCGTTATCTTTAAATGATGTACCTTCTATTTTAGTTATACTTGAAACAGCAACAATACCAGTCATAAAACCACCAATAGCAGCACCAGCCAACGATGCACCAGCTGCAGCACCAGTCGCCTTACCTAAGCTTTTATATCCCAGGCCTGCTCCAGCGACAGCTATTAAACCTAAAGTAGCTAGCGTTCCAGTACTTAAAGTACCAAGTTCTTCTAATGCATCTGCTACATCAGCAGCATTATCTTTAAATGTTTTACCATCAAAACCAGTTAAACTGCCCGCAGCTACGACACCTGACATAAAGCCACCAATACCCGCACCCATTGCAGTCATACCAATAGCAGCTTTAGCACTCTTGCCAACTCCGCCGGCCATTCCTAAGAAAGCACCACCAGCTAACATAACACCTAACATAGTTATGGATTTATTGCTCATCTTACCGAAGTGTTCCCAACCTTCAGATATATTCTTTGCTTGTTCAGGGAAACCTTCCCCTCTAAATGCTTTTACGCCTGACCAAACCATTAAGCCACTCATAAATGCACCAATACCTAAACCCATTAAACCTAGACCAGCAGCACCTTTTGCTGCTTTACCTAAGAAACTAGATTTTCCACCAGCATCTTTTTTATTGTCTTTATCTTCTTTATCTTTATCTTTGGATTCTCTATCAGCTTCACTTTGAGCACTATCTAATGCTTTCCAGCGCGCTGTAAAAAGATCTCTTAATTCGTCTTGTTTACCACGAGTTGAAGGTTTATTTTCTTCTTCAGCCTGACCTAACTTACCCTTTTCAAGGAATGTCTTTGCTTGACCTGCTAAGAACCTACGTTGGAAGTCTTGACCAGCACTCATGATATTACTTTGTTGATCTACTTGTACTTCATCAACTGCAGCCATTCTTTCAGCACGATCGCGATCTTCTTTATCGCGTATTAAATCTTTTCGACTGACAGCATTAAGTTTCCTTAATTCAGCAACAATTAATCCTAATTGCGGGTCAGATTGTTTATTTTTTTCAGCCATGTTTACTCTGCTCTCTATTACGTTCTTCTATCCATTGTGTTAGAAGGCTAACATATATATCCCTCTCCCACGGTAACATATTATTCAAATCTTCCAATTGAAAATTATGTTGATGCATTAAAGCAAAATTTGTCTTATAATGCGTTACTAATGAATCGTGTGAAAGGGCTATATAAAAAAATCAGCTAGTCCTTTTAACTCCCTTGTATTTTCGTGTCCACATTTTTTGCATGTGAATTCTATATCATAACCAACATACGGTGTTTTAACAAGCATTGCCATTATTTCAGAAAATTGCTCAGAACTCATATTTTCAGTAAACTCAACCACTTCTTCAAATGGTACATCACTTGTTGAATGTATATCTTCACCATGATAAATTGTTCCAATTGATTTAGCAACCATATTGATAAGTTTTTCTGTACCAGTATCGCCTTCTACGCCTCTATCGCCCATAGTAGGCCAGCGTAATTCAATTGCCATATTATCACTAAGTTTTATTTGAAGATCTTTATTATCAAAATCATTATTCTTAATTTCTAATTTATCTAAATTAACTTTAACGTTATTTGATTCTTCGCATTCATCAGCAGAACAAGTAATACCTAACTCTATTCCTTCACCTACACTGCTTGCACGTAATGTTAAAAATATAAATTCAATATCAAATCCTGTTAACTTATCTATTTTAACACTATCATCTAAACATGATGTAATTATTGCAGTTACAGCTTGTTCAATTTGCATATCATCTTGAGATTCTAAAGCTATTAGCAATAGTTTCTCTTCTCTGACCACGTATGGTCTGTATTTAATACTTTCGCCTGTTGAGGGCACAATCATATCATACTTTGGGGTTGCTAGTTTTGGCAACATATCATTACTTCTCCATTATTATAAATTATTTCTTAAAAACCACCAGCTACTGGTTGTTTATTCCAAGGGCCACCACCCTTAGTATTCCAAGGTCCTTTTACTGGTTCACTTGTTTCTCCAATTAAAGTCTCTTTTTTATTTGTGTTTAATTTTTTCATTACTTTATCATCTGTAAATTTAATATTAAGATTCATAAAGCCATTGAAATTGTTTAGTGCTCTCCAATTGTCATATTCCCAAGTTACAGTTACTTCTAATAGTCCATCAGAGCCATTACCTAATTCAATTGCCGACATTTGTATAGGATATGCATTCTCTAACTTAACTGCATAACCTGGAATTATATCATTAGATTGAGATAATTGCTGTATTGTTACATCACTACAGTAGTCTCTTTTGTACATTGCTTTATAATGATCACCTGTACTATCAATAATCATTTCTTGCCACATATCAAAATACTTTTTAATGTAATAGTCATTCGTTAATAAGAATGACATACTTACTTCATCAGTCATCATTGAATATGGCTTCTTTGACATATTATGATCATGTGTAGCTTCTGTTGTAGTTATACGTTTACCTGGAATTGAACATGTTTGACATAACAAAAACATATCTATCGGGTTACGAATAAAATCTCCTAAATGAACACCATCACCAGATATCATATTATTTAATAATGTTGCTGGGTCAAATCTCATTAAAGAATTCATAGATTTTGAAGGATGAGGAATATATACACAGAATCTATTTCCACGCGCTATACCACCATGAGTGTTGACTGCAGATTTCATTGAGTCTATGTTTACTGGTTTTCCCATTAGTATTGTTTCCTTGAATCAGCCCAAACTGTTTGCACACCAGCTTTCTTAAATGAGGCTGTTTGTAAAAATATTGCAATATTCCATTCTTCAGCAGATACTTTCATAATTTTTGAATTCACATTTTTTGTAAGATAATGTTTGAAGCATGGTTTAAAGTATTTATAGTTCTTTGTTGCTTTTAATAAGTTATATGTAATTCTAAACTTAGTCGACTTATTAAATTTTTTATTAGATGCTATAGCGCCTAATTTATCTAAGAAGATCGCACGAACTTTTGGCGGTAAATAATGTAAATTAATACCATAGAATCCATCTTTTGCTGCACCTACAACAATAGTCAAAGGAAATGTATCATAGTAAGGCAATGTTTGTTTAAGCTTAGGATCATATGTGTACATCACCATATCACCTGAACTAGCCTCAGTTGCTTCTAATCTATCATCATTAAGAACAGACTTACCTAACGGCCCAAGCTCTTTAGCTTTCTTTTGAAACCAAGTTGATGCTTCTTTTGATCTTGCTACTAAACCTTTACGAAATGCTTCCGATTCTAATTTGTCAAATAAACTGGCCATTAAATTTCCTTTTTAATCATAACTATATTTATATCCGTTTCTTAAGTGTTTTCCATATTCTTTTACCGGTCTTTGTTTTACTTACTTTAAATTTCATAGACATTGTTTTAATTCCCATAGCTTCTAATTCATTCTCAGTCCATATCTGAAACTCATAACCTCTATCATCTGCATACTTCTTTGCATACTTCCACTTAGATGTATTCTTCATATAAGTTAATGCTTCATTAAGCTTCTTACGTTTAGGTGGTTGTGTTTGCGCATGTGGTTTAATTTCAACCAAGATGGTACGACCTGTATTCGTTCGTATAGTAAGATCAACAAAGTATCTATGTGGCTTACGATCAGTTGAACATATATATGGTATGACAGTTTCTTCAGACTGCCACCACTTAACCCATGTTGCTTTATCCATATATCTAAACGTATTGCGTTCCCATAATGACCTATAATGTATCATATCAATATTACCATTATATTTTTCAGGGTGTTTTGGTCGCCAAGAGCCAGAATATGTCTTTTTCATATAACTATTTATACAAATTCGTATAAATAACTATTATACAAATAAAGGACTTATTATGGCAGATAGCAATCAAGGCGGTTTAGCTCCAGGACCACACCGCGCCGATGATACCAGAGTAAACAATGATTATCTATGGGAACATTGGAAATACCCAGAAACTGTAGGTAATGATACTGGCGTTGACGATATAAATTTTAATAGTAATTCAACCAGTGAATACGCAAAGAATAGGATGTCTAATACATCACCAATGACACATGAGCCATTTATGTTATTTGAGTTTATGAGAGTTGATAACGATAATTACGGTGAAAAAACATCTCAATTTGTTTCATCAGGCGCTGATGCGCTTTGGAATGGAACCTACAAAAATGGCGGAAAAAATGTTGTACAAGCTGCTAAAACTGGGTTTACACGTGGACAAGATATGGCCAGCGATGCCGGAGCATGGCTAGCCACTGAAGCTGAAGGTTCTGATACGCAAGATGCTATTGATAATGCATCATTTGGTAATAGCGCACTTGGTAAAGGTGCTGAAGGTGTATTTAACAAAGTAAAAGAATGGGCTCAAAGTATTGGTACTCTTGTAAAAAGAAAATATATGGGTTCAATTTGTTTATATATGCCAACTGGTATAGAAATAAATGATCAAATGATTTATAATGATGATTCAAGAAAAATGGGAGCATTTGCAGAGACTTTATTCTCAGATAATTATAAAGACATATTTAATCCAACAACATTAACAAGTCCAGAAGCACTAACTGCTGCTGGTTTTATAGGTGGGCAAGCATTTGGTGGTAGTGGTGTTATGTCAGCTCTTTTAGGTGCTGGGCTTGGCACAATAGTTAGTACAGAAATTCAAAGAGGTAGTGGTAAAGTTGCTAATCCAAATGAAATTGTAATGTATAGTTCAACTGCATTAAGAACATTTTCATTTGCTTGGACTATATTACCAGATTCTGCAAAGGAATCACAACAAGCAACAGGCCTTATTAAAATGTTTAGAAAAGCTGCTCATGCAACAAAAGATAATAAACTGCTTATAACAGTACCTGATCATGTCATCGTATCATTTCATGGTGCTGGTGCAAAAGGTGTAGAAATGATTCAATTACCTCCATGTGTTATTGAATCTGTTAATGTTTCATATAATCCAAATAACACTTCATTTTTTAAAGAAAATAATTCACCTGTTGAAATTGGGTTAGCAGTAACACTTAAAGAAATGGTTCCATTATATTCAGATGACATAGACAAAGGATATTAATTATGTACTTTAAATCAATACAAAATGTAGCAATAGATGTAGATGGATCTGGTATTTTAGATAGATTAAAAAATCTAACTGCAAAAGCAAATATTTCAAATTCATTAGTTAATAATGCTGGTTATTATCAGACCGTAAAAATTATAGATGGTGAAAGACCAGATCATTTAAGTCAACGGTTATATGGCACATCAATATATCATTGGACATTCTTATTACTTAATCCACAGATAAAAAACATATGGGATGATTGGCCTATGAAGCATGGTCAATTAGTACAGTATTGCACAAATAAATATCAATACCTTGCTGCTGATACTGATACTGACTTAAATGAAAAATTTATTTTAGGTGAAACAGTTAAAGGTTCTGTATCATCTGCACTAGGTATTGTTAAAGAGATCCATGTTAATATGGGTTATATTGTAATAGAAAAAACATCAGGCACATTTACTATAACCGGTGAAACTATTCAAGGTATTACTTCTACAGATTCAGCGGATGCTAATTTTATTAAGTCACAAGCTTACGCACCTCACCATCATGTTGATGCTTCTAGTAACTGGGTAAAGCGCGCTGCTTCTGGTACAACTCCATTTACTTACATCGATTATGAGTCTGCTGTAACTGAACAAAACAGAAATATTAAGGTCATTAAACCTGAAAATATAAGTGAAGTAGCTCGCCAATTTGCTAGCGCAATGAATGTCTAATGTATAACATACAAAATTTTAAGGTCTATATAGATAATACTGATATAAGCGCTATGGTCGTAGGTATGACTATATATGAAAGTATTCATGGCAATATTAAAGCTACTTTAAATGTAGATGATAAAGTTAATTTCTTTGATGTGTTTTTTAGAGGCATAACATTAAATATAGTTAAATTAAGTTATACCTATTTTGATGTACCAACAGAAATAATTTTATATGCTGATGGTATTACTGATCAAAAAATAACTAAACAAGGAAAAACATATATTATTAAAGCAGTTTCTGTAAATAATTTTAATGAAGCTACCGCTAGAATTTGTAATGCATATAATGGAACATCAGCTGATATACTTACTGATATATGGGGAGAAACTCATGCTGAGAAGAATATATTAATGATTGATTCTGATGTTACTTCAAATGGAAAATATGTTGTACCTAATATTTCTGCTAGACAAGCTATGAATGATATAGTAAATACCGCATATTGCAAAATGAATACTCCAATGTTTTTATATCAAAGACTAGCCGATAATGGAATAACAAGATTTACATCAATAGATACTATGCTAGAAACTAATTATTTGACTACTAACGGAAAGCCTTTCACAATACATTCTCAGGAAATAACTCAAGGTAGTGCTGAAGCCCCATTACGTACTGTAGGATCTAGTTCTAAATTTACTTTAACTGATTACAATATGGATTTTATAAAAAAAGTCTCAGAAGGTATGTGGGGAAAATCAATATTAGAAGTATCATTAGATGAAACTACAGAAACAGTAATTAAACCTGCAGAAGTAACTAATATTCCAATAACAAAATTCAGCCGCAGTAAAGATTTATTTGATGAAAAATCATTAATGTCAGGATATTCAGCAACGTCATCAGAACTTATAAGAAATATGAAATTTAGATTATTTAATACAGTATTAACTGCCAATGATGTTATAGCTATTCCAGGTGTAGGTTGCGGAATGCTTATTAATGTTGAACAGGGCGGTGGTCAAATGTCAGGAACAAAATCCGATGGTCTTTATATAATTTCTTATGTAAGCCACAATTATAGAATGGAAGATGGCAGTATGGAATATTCACAAAATATAGGCTTAGTAAGGGAAGGTAACATATAATGTATTATTTTGGTATAGTAGAAGATATAAATGATCCTTTAAAACTTGGTAGAGTTAAAGTTCGAGTGCATGATATACATACACTTAGTTCAGGCGGCAGTAAATATAATATAGATACTGTTGATCTTGGGTGGTCAAATGTTGTATTACCAACAACTACACCGGGAATAAATGGTAAAGGTCATTCAGTAAATTTAAACGCAAGAGTCTTATGGAAAGAAGGCGATGTGTTACCAGATGGTAAAGCTATTGGTGATGAAAGAGTAACTGGTTCATTAGTTTGTGGTATATTTTTAGACCGTACTTTACAAGAGTTTATGGTCATAGGATCTCTTCCTACTAAAAGTCATGGCCAAGAAGATAATAATTTAAGAGTTAGAGGTGAAGCTAATCCACACGTTGGAGAGCCTATTGGTGTATATCAACCAAAGAATGTATATAACCCAATATTTCCAAACAATAATGTATATGAAACAGAAAGTGGCCACGTAAAAGAATATGACGATACGGAAGGATACGAACGTATAACAGAAAGACATAGGAGTGGCACTCAATATTGTATAGATCCAAATGGTTCAAAGAATGAAACAATTGTAAGAGACAATTATAGATTAGTTGTAGGTCAAGATACACTTGAGGTTACTGGTAATGTTAAAATTATTGTAAGTGGTAATGTTGATTTGGCTGTAGCTAAAGATCTTAATGCTCATGTCGGTGGTAACATGAATACGACTGTTGACGGCAATGCAGACTTACTTGTTAAGGGTGACATTGATGGCGAGGTAAGGGGTAATATTGATATTGACGTAGGGAGCAGCGATCCAGAACATGTTATATACAATGATGAAGGTATTGCTGTACACCATGTAAAATTAGGTGGCTATACAAGAAATAACGCTATTGAGCAATGGTTCCCTAAAGTAAAGACAGACACATTCACCTTGACACATAAAAATATGAGGAAAGTTAAAGAGATGTCAGCTACGGCACAAGCACCATATGCAGCTGCATTAGCTACCTTCGCTGACTATGATCCTAGCAAAGTAAAATTAGTTAATGGCTCTTGGACATATCCAGACAAACCATCATACCCAGCTTCATTCGGTAATATTGAATTACATACCGAAGGTGGTTTAAATGCTATCATTGGTGGTGAAGCTGATATGACAATATTCCAAAATGCTAAATTAGATATTAGAAAAAATGCAGACATTGACATTGGTGGCAATGTTGATATGGATGTGGTAGGTAATATTGTTATAGATGCTACAGGTGATGAGAGCATTATTGATATAAATTCCACAGGTGATTCAAGTCAAATTGATGTAAATTCGGCAGGCACTCTTAAATTATTCTCAACTGGTACAACAGATATAGAGAGCACAGCTGACATGACATTAAAGTCAACTAATATAAAATTAGATGGTAATGTTGTTGTAACTGGTACAACTCACACAAGTACATCACAACAGCTTGATGGACATAATCATACTATTACTGGTGGATCAAGTGCTGGAAATACTGGCAATCTTAGTTAACAACGGGTATAAATAAGCTATATGGCAACAATTGCAAGACAAGAAACATACAAAGATTTAGATTTTACTTTCAAGCAAAATCCTAATACAAATGACGTTGGAATAAAGAAGGATAACGCTTCAGTAAAACAAAGTGTATTAAATATACTTCGTACAAATCATGGTGAGCGTCCATTTAATTATTTCTTTGGTGCAAACCTTAGAGCATATTTATTTGAGAACATGTCACACATAACAGCAGCGAGTATGTCTACTGCTATTAATACAGCTTTAAATAATTTTGAACCAAGAATAGAAATACTCAATACAAATATCCAAGCAAAAGCATCAGAGAATGATGTAATTATAACAGTAACCGGTCGAGTTAAATCAAGTAATCAAATAATTGATATAGCCACCACAATAGAGAGATTACGATAATGGCAATTGAACGTAGAATTAACTCAAGTGAATTAGACTTTGATCAAATAAAAGCAAATCTAGTTGCATACATGAAGGCAACTGATACTACCTTCAATGACTACAACTATGAAGGCTCAGCAATGAGTACCATTATTGATGTATTAAGTTATATAACACATGTAAATTCAATGAATGCAAACTTTGCTTTGAATGAAACATTCCTTGACACAGCTCAGCTACGAGCTTCTGTTGTATCACACGCCAAACTATTAGGATATACGCCAAGATCAATTTCACCTTCTGTTGCCGTTATAAATGTTAAAATGAATTATGATGCTACAGCAACTCCTTTATATAATCATGATGGAAGTAATAACCCACTTCCTTTAAGTATGCCTAGAGGTACAAAATTTCAAACATTAATTGATGGTGTTACATATCCGATGTTTGCTTCATCTACTGCTACAATTAATTTTGATGCTACTGACGGCTGGGTATTTCCAAATGTTAACATTGAACAAGGCACATTAGCTGAAATAACATATACATATCAAAATAATGTGTATGAACAATATTTAATTCCTGTTACAAACGTAAATACAAAATCAATTAAAGTTACAGTTATAGATTCTAGTTCTTCAAGTTCATCAAAGGTTTATACTTTAAATACTAATGTAGTAAATCTAAATGCCACGAGTGAAGTATTCTTTTTAGAAGAAGGTAGAGATGCTTATTACGAGATTAAGTTTGGTGATAACATTGTCGGTAAGAGACCTGGAAATGGTAATAGTATTAAAATAGAATACTCTACAATAGCTGCAGGCACAAACGTTAACGGTGCTTCAGTATTTACTATGACTGATTCATTAAATGGTAATAGCAATGAAACTATCACACTAGTAACTAAAGCTGTAGGTGGTGCTGCAAGAGAATCAAAAGAAGCAATTAAATTTAATGCTCCTCTTGCTCATGTATCTCAAAATAGGGCTGTTACACCAGATGATTATAAGGCTATTATAAAAAATGAATTTGCTGATATTGAAGCTGTTGCAGTATGGGGCGGAGAAGATCATGATGTACCAGATTATGGTAAGGTATATGTAAGTATTAAGCCACTATCAGCTGAGGTGTTAACTGATTCACAAAAAACTACCATAAAAACAAACATTCTAAAGCCAAAAAACGTTGTAAGTATCACTCCGGTTCTTGTCGACCCAGAATACACCTACATAGACCTCGAAGTATACTTTAAATATAATCCTAACCTAGCTACAGTAACAGCAACTGGTCTTGCAACCTCAATACGGTCTACACTCATTGCATATAACAATGCAACTCTTAAGAGTTTTGGTGGTGTGTATAGGGATTCAAATGTTCTTAAAAAGATAGATGATACTAACATTGCTATTCTATCTAATATTACTCGTATTAAGATGACTAAGAAGATTGTACCAGCTCTTGGTACAGCAACTAAATACTCACTTAAGTTTAACCAAGCTCTTACAGATTTAGATGCTACTACAGCAACTACTGGTTCTTATGTGACATCGACCATATTTACCTTTGCTGGTGTTGACTGTAGACTTAAAGATTTCTATGATAGTTCAAGTGATACACGAATTATTCAAATAGTTGATACAAATAACTTAGTACAATCAACAAATGTTGGTGATGTGAATGAAGAAGCTGGAACAGTTACTCTTACATCATTTAATCCTACAACACTTCCTACAGGTTCTACAACAATAGATGTTACGGTCAAGCCTGCATCATCTGATATATCACCTAAAAGAAATGAACTATTAACTATTAATACCTCAACTGCTACAATTATAGGTGAGATAGATACAATGGCAACTGGCGGTACAACTGCTGGAATCGATTATACTACAGTGAGTAACTAATGGCAACAATTGGTAAATATAATATATCGTCATATATAGATGATTTAATACCAGATCACGTAGAGTCTTCTTATCCAACCCTTGTTGAATTTCTTAAGACATATGCATTATATTTAGAGCGTCAAAACAAATCAGGATATTATTTAAATTCATTAGATATCCAAAGGGATATTGATCATGTAGAAACTGATCTACTTACAGAACTACAGAATGAAATTGGTGTTGCGGTACCGAGAGATTTTGCTACAGACCCAAGAATGTTCTATAAGAGACTTGTTGAGTTTTATATAAGTAGAGGTACACCAGAATCTATTACATCATTCTTTAGAATGATTTATGACGATGATGTTGAAACATATTTTCCATTCACAGATGTATTAATTCCATCTGATGGAAATTGGACAGATCAAACAGCTGCAATTATAGCAGATAGAACTGCATTTACGCCATCAAATATATTTACAATATCTGGAACACCAACAGTAGTTAGTGGAAACAATGATGCTAATAACCCAGCAATGTTTGATGATGACGTTGTATTTGTAAATAATACCCATCAGACTCCAGCTACAGATTATGTTGAGTCAGTCTATTCAGATACTACTACTAAATACAAATTAACATTTACTAGTGCATTAACAAATGGTGATGTAGTTACTACATATGCTAAAGGTTTATTTACCACAGCTAATGGATTCTTGTCAGATAAGAAATATGTACAAGACTCTTATTATTACCAACAGTTCTCATATGTATTAAGAACTGGTAAGAATGTATCTGATTGGAAGAATGCATTTACAAGATTAGTTCACCCTGCAGGATTTAAGTTCTTTGGTGAGATTGCAATATTTATTGCACTACTTGATCAAGGAAATGTTAAAGCGCAATATGGTTGGTTACCATTTGTTGGTAAGATACAACTTACTTTAGGTGCACATCAGATTGGCCCAATAAGTTTTAATAGTCATATATTAGAGAAATCATATACTCACTTTGCAAGAGGAAGTTCAGAATTTAAGAAAATAGGTATGAATAACCATTGGGACAACATGAAATTTAGATATTTAGGTCCAAATTCAGATTTGGCTTCATATACAATTCAAGATAGTATAAATAACACTATAGGAATACAATTCGGAGTGGGTGGTGGTGAAACTACTCCATCAAGTAACAGGAGTTCACTTTATGTACATACTCCATAACGTAAAATAAAAGAGGAAATAAAATGGCAGCAATAATCACAAGCAAATTTAGATTGGATTCGACGAATAAGTTCGTTGAAAGTCTTAGTGATAATCAATTCTACATGGCACTGGGAAGGCCTAATGCTTGGACTGATGATACAGTACCAACAACCCCATATGAAAATGACTACACGTCACATACTTTATGGGAAAATATGTTTGCCATGAAGAGAGTTGATGCTGCTGATATTGTTCATAGTTCCCCAAGAAACCTATGGGTTTCAGGTACTACATATGTAGAATATGATGATCAAGACACAAATATAGAAAGTAAATTATACTTTGTTGTTTCAGATAATAACAATGTGTTTTTATGTTTAAGAGCAGGGTCAGGGGCAAGCACATATAACCCAGACACTGTAGGAGTTCAAACATCAGGTGTCATTGGTACTACAACTACTAATGATGGTTACATATGGAAATATATGTACACTATCCCAACAACTGATGTAACTAAATTCTTAACATCATCATTTATTCCAACAAGAAAAATTTATGAAGTTCCTGTAGCAGGTGCTGATGCAGCATTAGTTGCTCAGTGGGCTGTTCAAGGTAATGCAATTGACGGAGCCATATATAACCTTAAGATAACTACTGTGGGAACTGGATATACATCAGCTCCAACATTAACTATTGCAGGTAACGGAACAGGTGCTACAGCTACATGTACAGTATCAGGTGGAGCCATTACAAGTGTTACAATGACAGCGGTAGGTTCAGGGTATACCCACGCTACTGTTACAGTAACAGGCGGTGCAGGTTCAAATGGTGCAATAAGACCAGTTATAGGCCCAGTTGGTGGATTCGGGTTTAACCCAACCAATGACTTACGTTCACATTACATAACTATCAACACTACATTTACGGGTGATGAGTCAGGCAGTATTCCTGATTCAAACGACTTTAGACAAATAGCAGTTGTAAAAAATCCAATTGAAAAAGCTACTGAATCAGCAACTCTTTCAGCATCAAATTCAATGGTGGTTGGCAATTTCTATAAGATTTTAACAATAGGTACATCTACTGATGCACATTTCACAACTGCAGGATCAACGAGTGGTAATCCAGTTGTTGGAGAGATATTTAAAGCTATCGCTACAACATCATCTGGTTCAGCTACTATTGCTCAAGTTGCAGAAGCAAGTGCATATAATACATGTAAGAGTGTAACAATTCCTGCTTCATTAGCTAGTACATATGTTGCTGACTTTGCTTTCGAAGGTCATACAAGTGGTACAGTTGGTGCTAAAGGTATAGTGGTAGAATATAATAACACAAGTGGTGTATTACATTATATACAAAACGAAACTACTGGGTTCGGTACATTTACTACTTCGCATTTGACGAGAGCAACTGGTTCAGGTGGTGCTGGTAATCAAATCTCAGCAGTAGGTGCTCCTCTTATTAATCATCATCAAGGTGATGTAATGTTTGTAGAGAATAGGACAGCAACAACAAGAGCTGCAGGACAAGTAGAAACAGTAAGATTAGTAATCGCATTTTAAATAGGAAACAAGCATGGCAATTTCATTTAACGTAGAACCATATTGGGACGACTTTGAGTCGGTTGCCGCAGGCAACACTCTTAGTCCTAAAGAACAATATCAAAGGATATTATTCAGACCTGGTAAGGCTGTACAAGCAAGAGAGTTAACTCAACTACAAACACAATTACAAAACCAAATATCTTCTGCGGGAGACCATGTATTTAAAGATGGTTCGGTAGTTGTTCCAGGTACAGTTCACTTACACAATAAAATTGACTATGTTAAATTAGATTCTGTTCATGCCAATAATGATACAGTTGCCGAATTAGTAGGTACTGAATTTACTGATGGTACTAACATAGCTAGGGTTGTCCATGCTAGTTTAGCTGACGGTTCAGATCCAATTACTATATTCGTTAAATACATATCAGGTACAGTCTTTGCAGATAACGCAACGATCACTGCTTCAGGTAGTAAGTCAGCTGAAGTTAAAGCTTCTGCAGCAACCGGATTCGGTTCAATCGTAGCACTTGAAGATGGTATTTATTATATCAAGAAACACTTTGTTGTAGCTAAGGCTAAAACAATTGTATTATCTAAATATACACATAACGTATCATTTGATATTGGTCTATTGGTTACTGAAGCTATCGTTAGCCCAGGTGAGGATGCATCATTAAATGATAACGCTACAGGTGCACCTAATGCTTCGGCTCCAGGTGCACATCGTTATTCTATTACAGCTACGTTAAGTAGTCAAGCAGTCAATGCTACATCAGGTAACTTTGTTCTTATCGCAAGATTAGAAGATGGTTTCATTACAAAGAATGCACGAACAGCTGATTATAATCATTTAGCTGATGAATTAGCTCGTAGAACATTTGATGAATCAGGTAACTACTACGTTAATCCATTTAAAGCATTAGTGAAAGATCATGCATCTGATACTACTAAATTAACTCTTGGTATTGAGCCTTCAAAAGCTTATGTAAGAGGTTATGAGATACAGACATTAGGAACAACTAATGCACACTTTGATAGAGCAAGGACATCAGAGAAGGTTACAGATAAAGTTACAGAGATAACTCATAATAACTATATTGAAGTTACATCTCTTGTCGGAACCCCAGATATTACTACATTCGGTCCATTTGATATTGAAAATTCAAGTGGTAACTCAATTGGTACTGCGAGAGCAAGATCAATCGAACGTGTAAGCGGTAATGGTGATACAGCTGCAACTCGATACAGAATTCACATCTTTGATTTCACTGGCACAATGGTTGGTGCAAAAACACTAGATCATGTATCATCCAGTGCACAAACTCCAGGTGACCCAGCAGGAAATGGTGGTACTGGTTCGTTTACAGCAATTATTGCTGATCCAAATGCCGATGCTGCTATAGGCCCAGCAGCCACAGCATATAACATTGGACCAGACACCTTAATATACGCATTACCATATCCAAGAATTAAAACATGTGATAGTGTAGTTGGTGGTGGTACTCCAGACTTTAACTATCGTTTTGAAACAAATAGAATTATTGCTGCAACAGGTATTGTTAACTCTGGTACAGCGGTATTTACAACTACGGTTGCTAATGAAGCGTTTGGTACAAAGTCTAATAACACTAATTGGATCATAATAAATGATACCGATGCTACTGTTGGTGGTGAAATAGTTACTGTTGGAAACATTGCTTTCAATGCTGGCTTAACAACAGCAACAATTACTGGATTAACAGCACAAAATGGTGACACAGTAAGATTGATTGCACCATTTATAAGAACTGCAAACCATAAGACTAAAACACTAAGTGGAAATACTGCTGTAGCATTTAATGCTGGCACAGACTTTACTGGTACAGGTCAATCACTTGGTAAAGCAGATGTATATGAGATAGTCTCAGTTGTTGAAAATGTAAGCAATACCAATGTTACTACACACTTTGATTTAGACAATGGCCAAAGAGATGATTTCTATGATGTTGGTCGGGTTAAACTTAAGACTACATCAAACTATACTGCAGCTGCAGCACTTGATGTTACATTTAAATACTTCACTCATTCTACCACAGGTGATTTCTTTACAGTTGATTCATACACTGGTGTGATTGATTATGATAAGATACCTAAGGTTGGTAATATAGAATTAAGAAGTGCAGTTGATTTTAGACCAAGAATAGATGATTCTGGTGGTAACTTTACTGGATCAGGTGCTCTTGTAGCAGTTGCTCCAACAAGATTTAGTCAATTCGAAACTGATATTCAATACTACTTAGGAAGAATAGATAAAGTTTATTTAGATTCTAAAGGTAACTTTGGATTTGCTACAGGTGTCCCGGCAGTTTATCCAGAGCCGGCAGAAATTCCAACTGATTCAATGCATTTATATACAATGACTATTCCGGCATATACATTAACAGCCGATGAGGTAACCCTTGACTTTATTGATAATAGACGCTATACAATGCGTGATATCGGTAAGATCGATAAGAGAGTAAGCCAAATAGAATACTATTCAGTGCTATCATTCTTAGAAGCTGAAGCACAGAACAAACAAATTTTAGATAGTAATAATGATCCAAGATGGAAGTCTGGTTTCTTAGTAGATGCATTCTCAAATACAAGAATGTCTAATTCTTCATCTCCTGAATATAGAGCTTCAGTTGATTTAAAGAATCGTATATTACGCCCTGGCTTTGGCCAAGGTAATGCTGCATTAGCGTATCATGCATCATCTACTACGACAAAAACAGGTGACTTAGTTACATTGCCATATACTACAAATACTACGGCAAGTAATATGATATCACAGACACAATATTCAGGACAAATTAATGTTAACCCTTATGATGTCTTTAATTGGACTGGAGCCATGGCGTTAACTCCTGGCACAGACGAATGGAGAGATGTAGACCGTAGGCCTGAAGTAGTCATTAACAATGATGGTGAATTTGATGCTATGAAAGCTGCTCTCCAACCTCAAGTAGGTACTGTATGGAATGATTGGTCAACTAACTGGACTGGAGAAAAGAGCTGGTCTAGATCAGGTAACTGGAATATCCAAACAGAAAAAGGTAATTCAAGACGTACAGGTATTCAACAAAGTATAACAGTACAAACATCTAGGTTTAGTTCAGGTGATCGTATAGTAGAAGTTAACTTTATACCATTCATGAGAACAAGATTAGTTTCTTTCACTGCTACACGCATGAAGCCTGCAACACAAGTATATGCATTCTTTGATGGTGTATCTATGGCTAACTTTGTTTCTACTACGGCATCAACATATACACCTTTAGTTGGTATTAATAGTGTTACTGCTCATCCAGCAGGAGCTACTACATTAACAACTGATGCTAATGGTGCTGTGACAGGTACATTCTTAATACCTAATAACAGTGCACTTAACTTTAAGACAGGTGAAAAAGAATTTAAACTAACTCAATCATCTGCTAATAATGATGAAATAACAGAAACATCAGCTACAGCAATGTATAGTGCTTCTGGCTTACTCGAATCAAGGGAAAATGTTATTATTTCAACAAGAACCCCAGTTATTCAAAGATTGTCAGTAGAAGACACAAGGGTTGATAATAGAGAGACAGGAAGAACTAGGGTTAATTGGTGTGATCCATTAGCTCAATCAATATTACTTGACCAAGCTGCATTTGTTAGTGGAGTAGATCTTTACTTTACATCTAAAGATGCTGGCATACCAGTGAATGTGTCAATACGTGAAATGGTAAATGGATTCCCTACACAAAAGATTATTCCATTCTCTGATGTAACGCTTAACCCAAGTGCTATTAGTACATCTACTGCAACAACATTCACATTCCCATCACCGGTATACTTACAAGATGGTGTTGAATACGCAATTGTTATTATGTCTAATTCAAATAAGTATAACGTACGTTATGCTGAGATTGGTAAAGAAGATCAAAATGGTAATAGAATTTCACAACAGCCATATGCAGGTGTATTATTTAAGTCACAGAATGCTTCAACATGGACAGCTGATCAGAATAAAGACTTAACATTTGTATTGAAGAGATGTGTATTTGATATTTCTGCTACACGTACTGCGGTATTGAAAAACGCTGTGCTACCTTCACGTGCATTAGTAACAGACCCATTAACTACTGTGGCATCAGGTGCAAGTGCATCTAATATCTTTACAGTAGCTCATAGAGACCACGGAATGTCTGCAGCTGATACGGTAACGTTAACTGGCTTTGATGCAACTAACGGTTATAATTTCAGTACAGCAACAACAACTGCTGGATCATTTGTAACTGGGACACAATATAAGATAGTAGCAACAGGAAATACTACTCAAGCACAATGGGAAACAGCAGGTGTACCATCAGGTACAACAGCGGCCGCTAACATTGTATTTACTGCAATTGCGAGTGGAGCAGGAACTGGAACAGCATATGCTCATGAGTTAAATAAGATACATACGATTACCGCAATAGCAAGAGACAGTTATACTATTACAGTTGCTGGATCAGGTCACATAGCTGCTATTACTGCTGGTAACGGCGGTGGCTCAGCATGTCAGGCAACTCAAGGATTAGAATGGAATACTGCACGTCCAGTTATTCAACAGATTGTATTACCTAATACAGCACAATCATGGACAGTTAAAGATACTGCGGTAGGTAATGGAACAACTATAGGATCTACGGCTGCAGCACTTCTTGCAAATGAGAACTATACTCCATTAACACCTAAAGTTATTAAGTCTGGTGCAACACCTACAATACACCTTGATGGTTCATTTAGTTCAACAACTGATTACCTATCACCAGTGATTGACATGGAAAGATGCTCAATAATTACTATTGGTAATAGAATTGATAACAGTACTGCGGTTGCTGAGACTGATCCTTCTAAAGGAACTAACTTAGCTAAGTATGTAACTAAAACAATTGAATTAAATGATAGTTCAGATGCACTTAAGATTTATTTAGATATCAATAGGCCTAACGGGTCATTTGTTGATGTATATTATAAGATTGGTAACACGGCTGGAACATTTGATGCTGTATCATGGGTGGCAATGACACCTGAAGGTAACAGTGGTCAAGTTAAATACTCAGATGGTACAACATATGAAGAGACAGCATATGAATCTACTGTCGCACCATTTTCAATATTTGCAATTAAGATTGTGATGAGATCTTCAGGTACAAGTGTTGTTCCTATGTGTCAAGATCTTAGAGCCATAGCGTTGAAGGTATAATGAAAATACCAGTTGAAGGACATGCAGGCTTAGTAAGAGACACAAGATCAGGTGCTATTATAAATATGAGTAGCGGCGGACAAGAATATTCTGTAAATCGTGCAAGGATTACGGCAGATGCAGAAAGACTGAATAGAGTAGAACAAGATGTATCTGAAATTAAAGATATGCTTAAACAATTAATAGAGAGATAATATGGCAACAGTTAACGTAACAACAGCAAATACCTTCGAACAATGGAGGGTAAAGACTAATGAGATTGGCACTGCAATAGGTAATACAGCCGAAGTAACTGTAAGTGATATTGGTGCTACATCCATTGTTGCTGCTCTTAAAGCACACCAAGGGATTGTTGTTGGTAGTGTAACAGTGGCTGGATCAACAATGACTGGCAATTTGGTCTTTAATGATAATGCGAAGGTTATACTTGGTACATCATCAGACGGTTTAGAGATATACCACGATGGTACAAATTCATATATAGCAGACACAGGTACAGGTGATCTAAAAGTTACAGCAGCTCAAGTAGATTTTTCTGGTAATGTAGATGTTGATGGTACACTAGAAGCAGATGTAATAACAGTTAATGGTGCTACTCTTGACGAAACAATACAAGATTCTATTGGCACTATGCTTAGTGGCAATACCGAAGAAGGTATTACTGTAACATACGATGATACGGATAACGAGATTGACTTTGCTTTATCAGCTACTCAAACAACAATAACATCCCTTAAAAATGCTGCTTTAGTCATAGGTAGAGATGCTGATAACGATATAGATTTTGCAACTGATAACAATATCATATTTAGAGCTAATGGTGCAGATCAAATTAAATTAATAGATGGTGTATTACAGCCGATAACAGATAGTGATGTTGACTTAGGTACGACAGGTGTTAGATTTAAGGATGCCTTTGTAGATACTATTACAGTGACAGGAGAAATTGATGGTGCAAGCTTAGATATTAGTGGTAATGCTGATATTGATGGAACATTAGAAGCAGATGCTATTACAGTAAATGGTGTTGCTCTTACCTCTCATATACAAACACTTGTTGGTGCGATGGTGTCAAGTAATAGTGAATCAGGTATTGAAGTAGATTATCAACCTGGTGATGCAACTATTGACTTTAATGTAAGTGACCCAACCATTACTTTGACCGGTGATATAACAGGCGCTGGTACAATAACGAACTTAAATTCAGTAAGTATTGTTACTACACGTGCAGCAGGAAGCACAAGCACTGATGACATAGCGGACAATGCAATAACTAATGCTAAGATGGCAGATAATGCTATTAATACAACAGAAATTCTTGACGATGCAGTAACAACTGCAAAAATTATTAATGATGCAGTGTCAAGAGCAAAATTAAAAGACGAAGTAGTATTAACAATAACGAATTCAGCCGGGTCAGTCGTTAAGACAATGTACGGTGCAGGTTCATAAAACAACGATATTATAAATAGGTATAGAGGAAGATGGCAGTATATTCAGATTTACAAGTAGATCAAGGAGCAGATTTTTCAGCTGAAGTCATAGTAGATGACTCAGATGGAACATTAGCAAATTTAACTGGTTATACAGTTGCGGGGCAGATAAGGAAAACTTATTCATCCACAGCTAAGGTTGATTTTGTATGCACAGTGGTTGGGGCTACTACCGGAAAACTAAGAGTAGGATTGAGCAACACTCAGACAAATGCAATGAAGGCTGGGCGATATGTATATGATGTAGAGATAACTCATACGAGTTCAGGAACAAAAACAAGAGTGATAGAAGGACAATTAACAGTTAATCCAGGGGTAACACAGTAATGGCATTACAAGGTAAGATTACAACAACAAGAAGCTTAAACGCGGCAAGTGCAACACAAAGAACAATTGAAGCCAAAAAATTACTACTTACATCGGGACAAGCTTTAGCTACATTGACAGATGTAGATGTAAGCCAGAGACAAGATGGTTCAGCGATCCTATGGGATGACGCTACATCAACATTTAAGGTATTACCTACGATTGAGAATTCAAACCTCAAAGTCATAGGTGGAAGTTTTTAACACGCTTAGGCAAATAAATTTAATTAGGAGATAGTATGTCAGGTACAGTAATTATAACCAAATATAGTACGGCTACTGGCTCGCCGGCAACAAATGCCTTAGCGGTCGGTGAATTAGCCTACTCATTTAATTCGGATAGATTATTCATTGGTGAAACATCAGGTGCTGATGTAGTAGCGAAGGTAATAGGTGGTCAGTTATTCACTGATATGATGGACCACACAGCTGGTACGTTAACAGCCTCATCAGCCATTATAGTCGATGCGAATTCAAAAATAGACCATTTAATAGTTGATAACTTAGATTTTAATCTAAATCATATTACATCAACAAATACCAATGGTAATATTAACATTACGCCAAATGGTTCAGGTAGTGTAGTAATTGATGGGCTAAATTATCCACAAGCGGATGGTTCAGCATCACAATTTTTACAAACAGATGGTTCAGGTAACTTATCATTTGCCACAGTAATCAGCTCATTCACAGTTGCAGCCGAATCAGGCACAGCTGATGTAGTTAATACAGGCGAAACACTAACCTTTGCAGCTGGCGCAGGTATTGATACCGTTGTATCAGCCAATACAATCACAATTTCAGGTGAAGATGCTACAACAACAAACAAAGGTGTTGCAAACTTCAATTCAGGCCACTTTGCGGTATCATCAGGTGAAGTAACAATAGCAGCTGACGGTATTGATAATACACTAATTGATTTTGGTTCAGGCTCTGGTCAAGTTGATACAGATGATGTACCTGAAGGCTCAACAAACTTATTCTATACAGACGAAAGAGTTGATGATAGAGTTAATGGATTATTTGTTGCAGGCGAAGGCATTGATCTTACCTATAATGATGGTGCAGGTACATTTACCATTGATGGTGAAGATGCAACCACTTCTAATAAGGGTGTAGCTTCATTTGCTACTGCTGACTTTGCAGTATCATCTGGTGCAGTAACCATTAAAGCGGCTGGTGTAAGTAATACACAGTTAGTTAATGATGGTATAACCATTGGTAGTGATGATACAAGCCTTGGCGGTACAATTACAGATCTTAACGGAATTACTTCCCTCGATGTTGATAATATCACCATTGACGGTAATACAATATCAACAACGGATTCGAATGGCAATTTAGACCTTGCACCGAATGGATCAGGTACAGTAACAGTACCTTCTAACTATGCTGGAAGAGCTGGATTTACTTCAGATTCCCTTGTAAACAAAACATATGTTGACTCAGTAGCGAATGGATTAGATGTTAAAGCATCGGTAAGAGTAGCTACAACAGCCAACCTTGCCTCAGCATATAACAATGCAGCTGGTACATTAACAGGCTCAAGCAATGGAGCAATTGCAATTGACGGTATATCTGACCTAGTAGTAGGTAACAGAATTCTTGTTAAGAATCAGTCAACAGCAGCTCAAAACGGTTTTTATAAGGTCACAACAGTAGGTAATGGGTCCACTGCGTTTGTAATAACAAGGACACCAGATGCTGATGCAGCCTCTGAATTAACAGCTGGAGCATTTACATTTGCTGAAGAAGGTACATTAAATGGAGACAATGGTTATGTAATGAGCACTAACGGTGCGGTTACATTAGGCACAACAGCAATAACCTTTGAGCAATTCTCTGGAGCTGGTCAGATCAGTGCTGGCGATGGTCTCACAAAGAATGGTAACACGATTGATGCAGTCGGTACAGCGGATAAGATCACTGTTTCTGCGGATGCAATCACCATTGCTTCTACATATATTGGCCAAACATCCCTAACAACCTTAGGTACTATAACGGCAGGTACATGGACAGCAACTGATGTTGCAGTAGCTCATGGTGGTACAGGTGCTTCTACAGCCTTAGCTGCAAGAACAAACTTAGGTGTTGGCGAAGGTGATTCACCAATGCTTACAGCGGTTAACGTTGGACATGCTTCTGATTCTACCTTAGCAAGAGCCTCAGCAGGTGATCTATCTATTGAAGGTAACATTATATATAGAGCAGCAGGCACTGATGTACCGATAACAGATGGTGGTACAGGTGTATCTTCTCATACAGGTAATGCTTACTGGGTTAGCAATGCTGCTGGCACGGCACTATCTTACATTACAGGTACGCAATATCAGCACCTTGGATTCACTTCAGGCGGAGTCCCTCAAGCATCAAGTACTATCGATGGCGGCACCTTCTAGTTCATTACATTATCTTTAGAGAGCCTCTTCATTGAGGCTTTTTAATGCATGTCATTCAGATGAGCCGTCCGCACAACCACTTGACAGATTTAGTACACGTTCGCCTACATATCCATAACTATATAGATAACATACAGAAAAGCATACATATACACCATATCTTTCATCCACTTATCCCTATAGATCTATATAGAATAGACCTATAATACATACCTACAGGTCGGTACATGCAGGTTATTAGTACATCGGAGGTGACAGTATGCTATTGTTTGATACATCCTGCACTCATTACTAAGGAGGGTACAAAACAGTGCTGTGTTCGTCAGACTCATCCATTCAACTGACTCTACTCTCACTGATTGACTCAATGGCCTCAGAACTATTATCCTGATCGCCACAACAGCTTAGACTCAATCGCAATACTTATCCAATAGATCCTTATAGACCACAGAAGAGACCTGTAGACACCGCCTCAGCGTTTAATACAGAAGGGATATAGATCTATACGGTGTTTATATAGTATAAAGCAATAGATCTATAGAGGAATACAACTGGACACGAGGCAAACGGTATAGCTTTAAGGCATACTGTATACCTCTGAGGCTCAGCGCCTTATATATAAAAATGAAAAAAAAAAATAGGGGATCACTAGAACGCAGCGGTACACACTCATGTTCACACACGCACACAGGCTTTTCTAAACCTTTATTTACCGATGTGTTTAATGTTCTCCTTTGATATAACTTGGTATGCTCCCTTGTTATAGGCAGGTGCCACCGTATAACCCGCGGATATATCTATCTTCTCCTGTCTATACTGCATGCTTTCGGTCGCTTCTCCTTGCCGAAAACTGGTTACACTCGGTATATCCTCGGTAGTTCTTACGGTTGGCCACGGTGTTTTACCTGCTTTACCGAGTTGTGTATTGCTTTTACTATGATAGTTCCACATGTTATATCCTTATTATAATTATATACTAGTATATTATACCATAGTTTCCACCAAATGTACAGGCTTATTTCACCTTTATGCGGAAAAAAAATCGCGTACTTTATCCAGTCGAGGGTCGCGGTTTTAATCATTATATATAATACTGTATGGAATGATCTATACTAACACACACACGGAGATAATACAATGGCAAATAAGAATGCTTACGAGTTAAGAACTGATATACTGGCAATGGCTCAGTCATCGGTAATGGATAAATTCAATAATGAGTTTGGAGTATGGGACAATTCGGTAGAACGAGTACATGAAACTGGACAGGTTTTACCAGGCAATACTGCACCACCTATCTATCCAACAACAGCAGATATACTTAAGACGGCAAATGAACTCTATACATTTGTTGAAGCTGGTGATGGAACAAAGGATTGGCGTAAGAGTTAATTGATGAGATCACTTGCATATAGTATTATTTGGTAATTACAACTATTATAAATAAAGGTAACAGTGGCTATATAGTCACTTATACAATTAGATAAAGAGCATAGATATGGCTGGTACGATAGTAAAAATCAAGCAGAGCTCGGTAGTAGGTAAAGCACCTAGTGCGAGTGATCTTCAACAAGGCGAATTAGCACTCAATACCGCCGATGTCAAACTATACTCAAAGAACGGTGATGGAGATATCATCACATTAGCAGCAGGTGCTGTAGCAGCTACTCCATTGACTATTGATATGGGTGATGTTAACAGATTAATTCATATAGATGCAGGTGATTCAGACGATGTTTCATTTGTAACTCATGGTGCATACGACGGCGGGGGAGCTTAAAACATGGCAACAATATTTAAGATAAGAAGAGATACGGCGAGTAACTGGTCAACTAATAACCCAACCCTTGCACAAGGAGAAATGGGTCTTGACCTTACAAACAACTTTATTAAAATGGGTGATGGTTCCACTGCATGGAACGGGCTAGGCCAATTCACTCAAAATATTGAGAACGTAGAAGACTTAGTAGGTGCAATGGTCACCTCAAATACTGAGACATTTATATCAGTAACCTATGATGATTCAGACGGGTCATTAGACTTCGTTGTTCCTGTATTAGATGAGGATAACCTAGCATCAGATTCAGTAGGTCACCTAGCTACACAACAAAGTATTAAAGCATATGTTGATGCAACTGCAGCAGCATTAGATACCGCACAGGATCTTGACTTCCAAGGTGATAGTGGCGGTGCATTAAGTATTGACCTTGATGCTGAGGTATTAGATATTGCTGGTGGAACAGGTATTGATACCGTTGGTTCAAGTAATACTCTTACAGTAGCTATTGACAGTACGGTTACTACATTAACAGGTTCACAAACTCTTACAAACAAATCTTTAACAAGTCCTGCCGTAACAGGCAATGTATCAGGTGATGCATTCCTTGATGAAGATAACATGGCGAGTAACTCGTCAACTAAATTAGCATCTCAACAAAGTATTAAAGCTTATGTAGATGCATCGGTCACGGCTCAAGACTTAGACTTCATTGCTGATTCAGGTGGTGCACTAAGTATTGATCTAGATTCAGAGTCATTAACAATCGCAGGTGGCACAGGTATTACCTCGGTAGGTAGTGGTAATGGTGTTACATTAAACATTGACTCAACAGTAGCAACATTAACTGGTACACAAACAATGAGTGCTAAGACACTTACCTCTCCTGTTATTAATACAGGTGTGAGTGGTTCAGCTATATTAGATAGTGATACAATGTCAGGTACAAGTGCTACTACTCTTGCTTCATCAGAATCTATTAAAGCATATGTTGATTCACAAGTCACAGCACAAGACCTAGACTTCCAAGGCGATAGTGGCGGTGCATTAGCAATCGATTTAGATAGTGAGTCACTAACAATTGCAGGCGGTACTGGTATTACAACAGTGGGTTCAAGTAATACGGTCACAGCTTCTATAGATGCTACGGTTGCTACCCTTGCTGATACACAAACATTTACTAATAAGACACTCACAAGTCCTACAGTTACTTCAGCAGTATTAAACACAAGTGTAAGTGGTAGTGCTTTCCTTGATGAAGATAACATGGCAAGCAACAGTGCTACTAAGTTAGCATCACAACAATCTATTAAAGCTTATGTTGATGCCCAAGTAGATACAGAAGACACCCTTGCTGAATTAGATGATATAACTATTACATCCGCAGCTGATGGTTCCCTATTACTTTATGATACTGGCAATTCAGTTTGGATTGACAATGTCATGTCAGGTGATGCTACACTAGCAGACACCGGTGTAATAACTTTTGCTACGGTTAACTCTGATGTTGGCCAGGCTGGTAGCGCAACAGCTATCCCAATTGTTACAGTTAATGCTAAGGGATTAGTTACTGCGGTAAGTACTGCAAGCATTGTAACTCAATTAACGGTTGGAGCAGATACAGGTTCTAATGATGCAGTAGCATTAGCAAGTGATGTATTAGATTTTACTGGTGGCACAGGTATAGACACTACAGTTTCTGATAATGATATCTCAATTGCTATAGACTCTACAGTAGCTACACTAGCAGGTACACAAACATTCACGAACAAAACATTAACCACTCCTACAATAACGAGTGCAACCCTCAACACAGGTGTAAGTGGTTCAGCATTCTTAGATGAAGATAACATGGCATCTGATTCTGCTACTAAGTTAGCATCACAGCAATCAATCAAAGCATATGTAGATGCTACAGTAACTGCACAAGACTTAGACATTGCTGGTGACTCTGGTACAGGAGCTATTGATTTAGATTCTGAATCATTGACAATAGCAGGTACAGCAAATGAAATTGAAACATCTATGTCAGGTAATACTCTTACAGTTGGATTACCTACTAACGTTACCATTGCAGGTAACCTAACAGTTTCAGGAACTCAAACAACAGTATCCTCAACCACAGTAACAGTTGCAGATCCAATGCTTTCATTGGCTACAAACAATGGTTCTGCAGATGCAGTTGACATAGGTTTATATGGCTTGTATGATACGAGCGGGTCACAAGATTTATATGGTGGTATCTTTAGAGATGCATCAGATTCAGGTAAGTGGAAACTATATAAGGATTCACAATCCGAACCAACTACTACAGTTAATGTAGGTGCTACTGGCCATGCGGTTGGTACATTGGTTGCTAACCTTGAAGGTAATGTAACAGGAAATGTAATAGGTAACCTTACAGGTAATGTAACGGGTAATACATCAGGCACGGCCTTAACAGTTACACAAGCAGCTCAGCCAGCTATCACTTCAACGGGTACTCTTACAGCATTACAAGTTGATAACATAAACATTAATGGAAATACTATTTCAACTACTGGCGGTACCGATTTAAATATTGGCCCAGTGGCTGGACAACAAATTGTATTAGACGGTACGATTGAAATTGACGGGGGAGTAGTTACAGGTGCTACAAGCATTACATCAACAAACTTTGTTGGTGACTTAACCGGCTCAGTAACAGGAGCATCAAGCTTAAACTTACTGAAGTCCGGCGGAGCTATGACTGGCGCTATAACTACCAGTAGTACCTTCGACGGACGAGATGTTGGAACAGATGGAACAAAACTAGATACCATAGAAACAAATGCTGATGTAACAGATGCAACAAATGTTAATGCTGCTGGTGCTCTTATGTTATCAGATACTACAACTGCTGGTTTAGGAATTGTAATTGATGAAGATGATTTATCATCTGACTTAGCTACTAAGGTACCTACCCAACAAAGTGTTAAAGCTTATGTAGACTCTCAAGTCACGGCACAAGATTTAGATTTAACAACAGACTCTGGTACAATAGCTATTGATTTAGATTCTGAAACATTATCTATCTTAGGTGGTACAGGATTAAGTTCATCTGCTACAGGTAATGCAGCAACGATTTCAATTGATAGTACAGTTACTACATTAACAGGTTCACAAACATTAACTAATAAAACATTAACAGCTCCTACATTAACTTCACCAGTATTTAATACTGGCGTTAGTGGTTCAGCAATTAAAGATGAAGATAACATGGCTTCTAATAGTGCTACTCATCTTGCTACTCAACAAAGTATTAAAGCTTATGTTGATGGTCAAACAACTGATGAGACTGCAGAGGGTTCAAGTAATTTATACTTTACAAGCGAAAGAGTTGATGATAGAGTCAATGCATTAATTGTTGGTGGTACAAACGTAACTGCCACATATAATGATGCTTCTAATACATTAACAATATCTGCTGCCGAAGGAGCTAGTGGTTATAATCTAACCTCTAACGATACAGATGACTTATCAGAAGGTTCATCTAACTTATACTTCACTAATTCAAGAGCTGATGCAAGAATAGTAAATGCACTGAAAGATGAAGACAACATGGCATCTAATAGTGCTACACATGCACCATCTCAACAAAGTGTTAAAGCTTATGTTGATGATCAGATCGGTGCAGAGAATACATTAGCAGAAGACAATGATGTTAACATTACATCAGCAGCTGATGGTTCATTACTATTGTATGACACTGGAACAGCTAAGTGGATTGATAATGTTATGTCAGGTGATGCTACCTTAGCAGACACTGGTGTAGTCACATTAGCTACAGTTAATTCAAACACAGGTTCAATTGGTTCATCAACAGCTATTCCAGTTATCACAACTAATGCTAAGGGTCTTGTCACGGCAGTAAGCACTGCCTCAATCACAACAGCCTTATCGGTTGGTGCTGATTCAGGAACTAATGATTCAGTTGCTCTTGCCAGTGATGTATTAGATTTCACAGGTGGAACAGGTATTGATACAACGGTATCTAATAATGATATATCGATTGCTATAGACTCTACTGTTGCTACACTCACAGGAACACAGACATTAACTAATAAGACAATCAACTCACCAGTATTAAATACAGCTGTTACTGGTTCAGCTATATTAGATGAAGACTCTATGAGTTCAAATTCTAATACTAAGTTAGCAACTCAACAAAGTATTAAAGCATATGTTGATGGATCTATTACTACTCTCATTGGCGGTGCACCTAGTACATTAAATGATCTTAATGAATTAGCTGCGGCGATTAATGATGATAGTAATTATAACACAACATTAGTTACTGCATTAGCAACTAAGCTACCACTAGCTGGTGGTGCTATGACAGGAGCTATTACAACTAACTCAACCTTTGACGGTGTTGATGTTGGAGTAAGAGATGGTGTATTAACCACAACAACGAATACTGCTAACGCTGCCTTACCTAAATCAGGTGGAGCAATGACAGGTGCCATCACAACCAATAGTCTTATTGATGGAAGGAACCTCTTCCAAGATGGAAATAAATTAGATGCTATTGAAGCATCGGCTGATGTCACAGATGCTACGAATGTAGAAGCTGCTGGCGCAGTAATGGAATCAGGTAATACTGGTGCCGCGAAAATTCCTGCTGGAACAACTGCACAAAGAGATGCTTCTCCAAGTGTTGGTTACTTCAGATGGAACACAACTATTCCAAGGGCTGAGATATATGACGGCACAGAGTGGAGTTTAGTTGGTGGTGGAAACACTACTAAGAAAGCGTTATGGGAACACAGTTACACCGTTGCAGAGAATTATGAAATGACCTCTGGTAACAATGCGTTAACTGCCGGACCTATAACGATCAATTCAGGTTTCTCAGTTACGGTCCCTAGTGGATCTACCTGGGCAATCGTTTAATAATATTTAGGAGACGAAATGTCAAAATTAAAACTACAGGGTGATGCAGGCGGAACTGGTATATTTACTATCGCTTCTCCTAATTCAAATACTGATAGAACAATAACTCTACCGGATGATGCCGGTACAATCTTAACAGCAGCACAAACAAGTTCAGCGGGATATGCTTTTGTTGTAGATGAAGATAACATGGCAAGTAACCTTGCTACTAAAGTACCTACACAGCAAAGTGTTAAAGCTTATGTTGATGCTCAAATAGCTAGTGAGAATACACTTGCCGAAGATAACGATGTTAACATTACATCTGCGGCAGATGGTTCATTACTATTATATGATACAGGTACATCAACATGGATCGACAATGTAATGAGTGGTGATGCTACGATGACAGATGGTGGTGTTATAACTATAGCAGCCGGTGCAATTGATACAGCAATGATTGCAGCAGATAATATTGTTGGTTCAATCATAGCAGATAACACAATCGATTCAGAACACTATGCAGCAGGCAGTATTGATTTAGAACATATGAGTGCCAACTCAGTTGATTCCGACAACTACGTTGATGGCTCTATTGATACAGCTCACTTCGCAGCAGGTTCTGTTGATGAAGCAGCAATGGGTGCTAACTCAGTAAACTCTGCTGAACTAATAGATGGAAGCGTAGACCTATCTCATATGAGTGTAAACTCAATTGATAGTGATCAATACGTTGATGGATCTATTGACACTGCTCATATTGCAACTTCACAGATTACAAATGCTCTTATGGCAGATGATGCTATTGACTCAGCAGAGATTGCTGATGGTGCTATTGATACAGTACATATTGCAGCAGATCAAATTACTTCAGCATTGATTGCTGATGATCAAATTGATAGTGAACATATAGTTGATGGATCAGTTGACCTAGCTCATATGAGTGTTAACAGTATTGATTCAGATCAATATGTTGATGGTTCAATTGACACAGCCCACTTTGCGGCAGGTGTAGTAGATGCAGCGGCGATGGGTGCTAACTCAGTTGACTCATCAGAATTAGTTGATGGATCAGTTGACTTATCTCATATGTCAGCTAACTCAGTAGACAGTGACCAATACGTTGATGGTTCAGTGGACAATGTTCATATGGCTAACTCAAGTGTTACAGTAAGTGATGGTTCAAACACATCACCTATTGCTCTTGGTGGTACATTAACTTTTGCTGGAACTACTAATGAAACTACAGTTGCTGAGAATGCAGGAACAATCACGGTCGGCTTACCAGACAATGTAACAATTGCAGGTAACCTAACAGTCAGTGGTACAACAACAAGTGTATCTTCAACTACAATTACAGTTGCTGATCCATTAGTTGCTCTAGCCACAAACAACAATGCAGCTGATGCAGTTGATATTGGTATCTATGGTTTGTATGATACATCAGGTTCACAAGACTTATATAGTGGTTTATTCAGAGATGCTTCTGATTCAGGTAAATGGAAAATCTTTAAAGACAATCAAGCCGAGCCTACTACAACAGTTAATGTTGGTGGTGCTGGTTATGCAACTGGTACTTTAGTTGCTAACTTAGAAGGTAATGTTACAGGCGCCTTAACAGGTAATGCTGATACTACAACTGCTTTTGCAACTGCAAGAACGATTGCTCAAACAGGTGATGTAGTCTGGTCATCAGGAAGTTTTGATGGAACAGCTAATGTAACTGCGGTTGCAACTATTCAAGCTAACGCGGTTGATAGTGCAGAGATTGCAAGTGGTGCTATTGACTTAGCTCATATGTCAGTTAACTCAATTGACTCTGATCAATACGTTGATGGTTCAATTGATACTGCTCACATTGCTAATGATCAAATCACTGCAGCGTTAATGGCAGACAATAGTATTAATTCTGATATGTATGTTGATGGTTCAATTGATACTGCTCACATTGCAGCAGATCAGATTACATCAGCTCTAATTGCAGATGACCAAATTGATTCAGAACATTATGTTGATGGATCTATTGACACTGCTCACATAGCGATAGACCAAATCACAAATGCGTTAATGGCAGATGATGCTATTGACTCTGCTCAAATAGCAGATGGTTCTATTGATACAGTTCATATAGCAGCTGATAATATTACATCAGCATTGATTGCAGATGATCAGATTGATTCAGAACATATAGTTGATGGTTCAATAGACTTAGCACATATGAGTGTTAACTCTATAGATTCAGACCAGTATGTTGATGGTTCAATTGACTTAGCTCATATGTCAGTTAACTCGGTTGATTCAGATCAGTATGTTGATGGATCAGTAGATAATGTTCATATGGCTAACTCAAGCATTACTGTTACTGATGGTTCAAACTCTACAGCTATGGCACTTGGTACTACAGTTACTTTTGCTGGTACTTCAAATGAAATTGAAGTAGGTGAAAGTTCAGGAACAATCACAGTTGGTTTACCAGACAATGTAACCATTGCAGGTAACTTAACAGTTAGTGGTACAACAACAAGTTTATCCTCAACAACAATCGAAGTTGCTGATCCATTAATTGAATTAGCTACAAATAATAATGCAGCTGATGCAGTTGATATCGGTGTCTATGGTTTATATGATACAAGTGGTTCACAAGATTTATACTCTGGTTTATTCAGAGATGCTTCAGACTCAGGTAAGTGGAAACTATTTAAAGATAATCAAGCACAACCTACTACAACGGTTAACACTGCTGGTGCAGGCTATGCAGTTGGTACCTTAGTTGCAAATGTTGAAGGTGCTGTAACAGGTAACTCTACTACAGCAACTGCCTTAGCAACTGGTAGAACAATTGCTCAAACCGGAGATGTGGTTTGGAGTTCAGGAAGTTTTGATGGTTCAGCTAATGTAACAGCAGTTGCAACTATTCAAGCTAATGCAGTGGACTCAGCAGAGATTACAAGTGGTGCTATTGACTTGGCTCATATGAGTGTAAACTCTATTGACTCTGATCAATATGTAGATGGTTCAATTGATACAATTCATATTGCTGCAGATCAAATTACAAATGCATTAATTGCAGATGATCAAATTGATTCAGAACATTATGTTGATGCTTCAATTGATACTGCTCATATTGCTGATGATCAAGTAACTGCAGCTAAGTTAGCTAACTCGATTAATACTGATATAGCTACTGGTGTAGCTGCCTTGCCTAAAGCAGGTGGAGCAATGACAGGAGCCATTACAACTAACTCAACCTTTGATGGAGTTGATATTGCTACAAGGGATGGAGTACTAACAAGTACAACTACTACTGCTAATGCAGCATTACCTAAAGCTGGTGGTGCAATGACAGGAGCCATTACAACTAACTCAACCTTTGATGGAAGAGATGTTGCTACTGATGGTACTAAGTTAGATGGTATTGAAGCAAGTGCTACAGCTGATCAAACTAAGTCTGATATAGAAGGTCTTGGTATTGATGTACCAGCGGCTAACCTTACTGGAACAGTTGCAGCGGCTAGATTAGATACAGCAACAACAACAGCTGAAAGTGATGATAGTACTAAGATAGCAACAACAGCTTATGTTACAGATAAGATTACTACCCTCATTGGTGGTGCTCCAAGTACATTGAATGATTTGAATGAATTGGCAGCAGCGATTAATGATGATGCTTCTTACAACACTACATTAACTACAGCGTTAGCTACTAAGCTTCCTAAAGCTGGTGGTGCTATGACAGGTGCCATTACTACTAACTCCACATTTGATGGAAGGGATGTAGGAACAGATGGTACTAAGTTAGATACAATAGAAACTAATGCTACGGCTGATCAAACAGCAGCACAAATCAAAACCCATTTAGAGAATGGAATTGATAGTGTTCATTATGTTGATGGAAGTATTGATCATGTTCACCTAGCTAATGATATTATTGATGGAGATAACATTGGTGATAATGTTATTAACAGCGAACACATAGCAGCAGATTCAATTGATGCAGAACACTTAGCACCTAACAGTGTTAATAGTGATGCTTACATTGATAACAGTATTCTTGCAATACACCTTGTTTCAAATGCAGTAACAACTGTTAAAATTCTAGATGATAATGTAACTGGAGCTAAGATAGCTGATGATGCAATTGACTCAAACCACTATGCTGCAGACTCTATTGATGAAGAGCATATTGCAAATGATGCAGTAGGTTCAGCAGAATTAAAATCATTAGCAACACTATTGATTATTAACTCGGCTGGAACAACTGTTGCAACATATCATTGTGCTGGAGCTTAATATTAACACGTCTATTTATACTTTTCCATTTCAGATTAGTATAAATAGACTTAACAAAAGGAATAAATAATTATGGCAGCAAGAACACCAATAAAATTAGATGGTTCAAACCTAAAGGAAATGTCGAGTACCGATTATAATAACATCGTTGCTAGGACAGCTTATCTTTATATGACTGATCCGTCTGTCACATTGTCACAGGTTGGTTCTAGTGGTTCATTGGATTCTATGAATGATACAAGAACTCAGGCAGGATCAGCTACAACACATGCGAGTAGCTTTCGTTCTGCAGGTGATACACCTGACGTGAGTACTGTAACAGTTACATATGATAAAATAACTGAAGCAACTGCTTCGTTATCAGCACCAGCTGATACGAACAGTATAAGATTTCCAGTTTGGAATAACGGTGGGAATATTCAAGCTATGACTGTACAAGAAATGTATGATACATATGTTAGTGCTGCAACAGATTCTCTTATAGCATCTCAACCATATAAGATTCATACATCTACATCATCGCCATCTGGATATACTATTGTTTCTTCAACTGCGGTGTTTACAGATACGATAGCTAATGCTGGAGCATATACAGCAGGTGGTATTACTGAAACACAAGATCAACCAACTACTGTAACTAACTATTATCTTCATAGAAACACTGGTTCATCTGTATCATACAGCGCAACACCAATGTATATTGATGCAAGTCAAAATCTTAAAGAATATACATCTGCAGAGTTTGATGCTATTATGAAAGAAGTAATTAGATACTCTACAGTTAATTCAGGTGATAGCTGTAGACTAAGATATTATATCGGTGGAGCAGGTACAAACATGGGTTCCGGTATAGTTAATACTAAATTGAATAGTTCAACATACGCTCAACGTGAAGTTGGTGGAGACGACTATCGTACACAGGAATTTCCGTCAGGTTCGGCGGCAACAATATCAACATACTATTTAAAAGCGAGGAAATACTAATGGCAACATTACCAATGATTAACAAAGACAGTTATGTCACAGCAACTTTTGTTGATGCTGAAAGAAAAACTTTAGAAGTTTTAGTAAGGCATCATACAAATGAAAATGAAATGACACCAATTATGATTGAGGCTGATGAAGAGCAACAGGATTTTAAAGATCTATTGGAGCTTGTTACTATTGATCAACTTCATGAACAAACATGGGAACAGAAAAAGTCAGAGAGTGAAGCTTTCATGGCTATGGCAAGGAATATTGCTAAGGAAGAATTTGCACAACAAGAGATGGCAGCGATAACAAACATCGCAGCAAGAGAAGATGAAACAATTGCAAAGGCTACCGAATCAGTGAATGCAGCTAGTGCTGCTAATGCTGCGGTTGACCAGAATACATTGTTGACAAAGACAAGAATCTATCCTACTATTGTTGATACTATTTTTTCAAACATGGAAAATGAAGATCACTTATTTGCTTTAAAGCTTGCATTGTTTGAAGTACAAGAGATTAGAGAATCAACTGACACAGCAACTAAGACAGCTTTAAGGAAAGGTAAAAATAAAATTGAAGTATTACAACACGCCTTTACGATTTGCGGTGTAAGAAGAATGGACACTGATGATAAGGCAGCTACTAAAGCTTCAGATAATGATGCAGCAATAAAAGAACTTGCAGCTTCTACTCAAGCAACTGATGGTGTTCCAGCTAGTGTTAAATTAACTACTGGTGCTATCTCTAAACAAAAGAAAGCTACAGTTAAAAAGACTACGGCAAAGAAGAAGAAGGCATAAAATATTTAGACCACCAGCCGGTCCAGCCTTCTTCCATTAAGTGGTGTAGTTGACCTAACGTAACTATACCCATCGCAGCATGCGGTGTAGTTGTATTAATCTTTGGGCATACTGGATCAAATATATTATATTCTATTTCTTTATAATAAAACTCATCACTACCTAAATTATATTTTTCCATATAGACATCTGCATATGGCCAGAACTTTTCCCATATATGAGATACATCACCAGTCCAAGAAACAATAGATGAGTTGAGAGGTGTATGGCCAAAGTCTGGTCTCCACCACTTATCATCTAACAATGTAAATTCTTCTCTCCATAAGTTTGGTAACCTCTTATAGATAACCACATCTAAATCAAAATATAGATTCTGACCATCTCTATACTTGTCATACATCTGGAATTTATTATACCAGTTACCATATAAGTCTTCTTCGATAACTACAAACTCATCATACTCTATACCTGAATAAGTATCTATCATATGCTTTAAGTTATCAACATGCCATTGAGTAAACTTATCACCGAATCTGCAACATATTATTCTCTTCATTTCCAGTTATCTTCAATCCATTTAAAGTTATGTTCATGTATAGTTTCCTTTGGGCCTAGGAAATGTACTACTTTAATCTTTGTATTCACATCATCTAAAATCATGTAATCAGCATCAAATGATTTACAATACTTTTGATTAAGTTTAACATTTTTAAAATAGTCTTTCTTTGCACCATGATATTTAGCTATCCATTCAGGTGGTGTCTTAGTTATTTTAGTTGGTTTAGATCTATCATCCCAAACCACTTTCCAATTAACATAATTTTGTTCTCCATAATATTTGAAATGAACAACATTATCTTTATACCATTTCGTTTGCCAATATTCAGGATTTGTAATAAAGTCATCCCATACAAATGCTAAACTTCCAGATTTAAATTTATAAAACCCACCGTTTGTTTCTAATGCTAATCCCTGCTCTACTATCTCATCTGAATTCCACCATACACCATAAGTAATTAATTCACCTTCTTCTACAGGGTGTCCTATAAGATCATCAACATTACTCGTAATCACTTGGTCAATATCCATTACTATAATATCATCACCTGGAATTTGATATGCATAGTTAGGAGAAAAGAATTTTAGCTTATGCCAATGTAATTTGACAGGGCTATTACGATTATATGGTAGTACTATATCTGCTTCAACATTAGGATCATCACTGATGCATATAGATTGGAATTGAATGCTTGAGTTTCTTCTTATACTTCTAAATAGTTTCCCTACATAATCAGGAGTATACTTATCTCCAAAGTACACTGTACATATCTTAAGCATTGTATGCTCTCCATACACAATCAAAGTCTTTACAAATTGCGTGTACTATCTTTGTTTGTTTTGGAATGAACCCTTGTCTATCAAAGAAGTAATGCCATTCATCATCAAGCCATTGTACAGATATCTCATTAACTTGTAATTTATAAGAAAAAATAGTTTCATTATCATACATAAACATATCAAGAATATTCTGAGGATATAAACCAGTTGCAGCATACCCATCGCTTTTTAATGATGTCATTAATTCTATTATATGTCTAAACCCACCAAAGTAATCTAGCTCTTTTACTTGTTCTTTAGTTGCACCAATGATTCCAGTATTGATTACATTATTAGCATGAGGGTAACCACCATCTATTAACATAGCTTGACAATTATAATATTTTGCTGATGGACTTCTAATACTATGATTAACTCTTAAGTTTTTATTAATAGCATTGTTATTATGAAGAACACACATACCCTTTGATAGATCCCAAGCATCGAAGAAACTTTCATCAGTTAAAGGTACTGCATCAAAATCTAAATATAAAATTTCATCATACTCTTTTGCTAGTTCATTAAGAGCATATATCTTATAAAAGTTTATTACTTCATACCCAGTAAACTCTGGAAAGTCTGAAGTAAATTGTTGTTGCCATTTTATATACTCATCATTATAAGTATACATCTTAAAGTCTGCACCAATCTTATAGGCGTAAGCTTCTTTAGAGTCAACTAATTTATTGTAATGTTCTTTAAAAGCATTAACAGTTTCTTTTGCTTTCTTTACTGTATCATTTTTATTTTTTGAGTTGCCGAAATGTTGAGTTGCTGGTATGTCAACATAAATACTATATACTATTCTTTTCATAACTTTCCTATTAATAGGTATCTAGTACCTCTCTCATCTTCTAATTCATCCTCTACTAAAACATTTGCTTCAGTAGGTAGTTGTCCTTTAAATTCTTCTATACTATTTACGCAATTAATATGACCTGGTATATCAAACATATTATTAGAAGTAAAAGCAAAGTGAGCAGGTTTAACTCTAGTCCACCAAGGATTTTTATATTTCATTCCTCGTTCTTTATTCATCACTCCCCATTCATTCATAGGTAACATATGTTCGCATGAAGTATTGATAAATATATCTGCAGTGTCAAACATATCTCTATACTTTTCAAATGCATCACCAGTTATCCAAGTAATCTTATTATGATTATCGAATAAACGATTATCACCAATCGTAATAGCTTGGTCGTCTATATCAATTGCAGTTATCTTTTTAACTTTATCATGTAGTAATGGTATAAGAATACTTCCATACCAACAACCAAATATAACAACTTCAGTATCTTTGTTTAAAAGATCTAGTTTATCTAAGTTATTAACTAATAGTGATTTAGCTTTAAATTGATTTTCACTATACGAATCAAATATATCTTCTTTACGATCAGGCTCATGTTCAAATATAGTAAATATACTATCAAGTAATTTAAAATTTAAACCTCCACCTTGGTTAGATACTTTTAATATATTTTTAATATATGTTAATTCATCTCTTTCTAACATTAGCTCCACCCATCATGAGTTACTTTTTTAATTAACATCCAATCATTAATTACTAATATATCTATAGCAGATTCTCTAAAGGTTCTGATAGCATGCCATGGCTCTTCTACAATAGGTTCTTGAGAATTAAAGCTAGTATTTAATAACATAGGTATACCTGTTACTTTATAAAACTCATTAATGATATCATAGTACTTCTCATTTTGTTCTCTATTAACTGTTTGTATTCTTGCTGTTCCATCAACGTGTGTAACACCAGGAATCTTATCGGATATGACCGGCATAATTCTTGACATATATGGAGATGGTTGATTCGTATCAAAGTATTCTTGATAATGTTCTTCCATTACACTAGGAGCAAATGGTCTAAAGTCTTCTCTCATTTTAATTGAACTATTAATAATTTCTTTTATATCAGGATTACGTGGGTCTGCTAGTATACTTCTATTACCTAATGCTCTATTGCCACTCTCAGATTTACCTTGAAACCAACCAACTGTTTTACCATTAGCAATTGCTTTAGCAACTCTTTTCATATTAAGAGGTTGCCAGAATAGTTGTTCATATCCCCATTCGAATTCTTCATCTTTATTAGGTTTCCAATCATAAGCTTTACCAGCATATGTACTTACTGCATGTTTGTTACCATTCAATACATAGTTAGCATGTTGGTATGCACCACAGGCTTGACCTTCATCACCTACAGCTGGAGGTACGAAAACATTTTCCCATGTCTTAGTAAACTCTTCATTCATATATCCATTATAAGATACACCGCCAGCAACGCAAAGATTATTTGAAGACTTAAGAGGATAAACAAATTCTTTTATTTTATCCATTGTAAATAACTGAAGCGTATATGCTAGATCTTCTTTCCTATATCTCCTTAAGTCTATGTGTTCAAATTTCTCTTGCTTCTTTTCTGTTATAGGGCCTGACAGTATTGTTTCAAATATTTCATAGAAGTAATCATTCCTTTGACCATAAGCAGATAGTCCCATAAGTTTCCCTGCGCCTAATGTACCAAATCCTGTTAGGTTTGACATGTGATTCCATAACCAACCAATAGGTAATACATCTGATAGGTTAGTCATCTTTCCATCTCTATCAAAGAAGCAACATCTATATCTATTTCCAATACCATCGATAGCTAAGCAGTCTGATTGTTCAAAGCCTGAATTCATAAAGGCGTATGTAGCATGTGATTGATGATGATCTATAAAGTATATACCATCTTTATAATAATGATCCCATAAGTTTTTAGGTTGCCAATCAAATATCTCGTCATGGTCTTTTAATATACCTTCAAGTAATTCTGGCTTTGACATTCTTACACCGCCATAAGTATAAGTAAATGCTAAGACACCATCATCAGGTTTCTTAAAATATTCTTTTGTAAATTCATCATTCAACCTGTAATCATTAGTGTTTAATATATCTGATTGATGAGCATAAGCTTCTGCATGGTAAGGTAAGTTATGCTTAAACCTTGTTTGTCTTTCTCTTTGATTATGCCATACTCCATCATATGTATTATGATCGTGTAGGTTGAGTGCTACACCCATTATTTTTTTATTCATTTAGTATGCTCGCATATTTTTTAATATTAAAATGTCCTTTCGGCTGTACATATTCTGTACATGTCTTACAATAGTTTTCATATTTAAATAATCTGAAGTTCATCATCTTATCTATATTCTCTTGACTGATCTCAAATTCTTTAGAGGTGATTGCATTGTTAGCAAACTTCTTACTGCAATGAACTATGTTTTGATTTTCAAAGTTAATAACAGGCACCATAGGAAATGCTGCACACATCTTCCTATCTATCTCTGCAGCCTGTTTAGTTATTTGTATCTCACCAAAATCAGGTGCCCTACCATTAAACTCTTTCCATAATGTATTTTTATTATCTAATTGTTTCATCGCTTCAGGATATAAATGTTTATACTTCTCAAAGTTAGGTGTCTTAATAACTAAGTTATAATTATTCATATCATTCTCTTGATGATATTCATAATTGGGATTTCCTAACAACGTGATTTCATCTTCATAAAAATCTAATATCATATGCTCAACATATATTATATCGGGATCTGTTAATACTTGCGGCCATCTTCTTCTTACTGTTGAGTTAGATAATACCTCACATACATGATTAGGATTGCTTTTAATTTCTGCAATGACTTCATCTAAGTTCTTAACTAACCCAGGCTCACCACCAAGTAAGTTACATCTTACTTTATAGTTTCTTAAATAGTGTAAGGTACTCCTTAAGAAATCCATGTCAACTGTTAGGTTCCTTTGTTCCAGAGTATAGCTGGTACAATAATGACAATCCTTATTACAAGTCATTGTCAAAAAGAAGTCTATTGCTAGATAATTATTCTGTACGTCTATTAATTTTATCATAAAAGAATTTGTTAAATGCTATTAGTAATTTTTCTTTGGATTTTTCTTTAAACGGAACATCATTCCATTTTGCGTAGTCTGGCATAGTATACATTTTTTCAACTAGATAAGAATATATAGGTTCAACCGGTTCAATTAAATCTTCATTAAAGATGACATCATCTATTACAAGTTTCATAGTTATACATAACTGTTCTAAAGGCGCATCATCTATTTCCACCATGTTAGCTTTCTCATCAATTAAAACAATCTTATTGTTTATTATTTCTATCATGCCATTATCATTATAGTATTATAGACTTCACTTATTTCTTCATCAGTTAAATATGGATGCATAGGTAATGTAAGTATTGTATCACTTATTAGTTTTGAATTTGGGCAGTCATCTTTTCTATGTACAATATTATCATACATTGGATTTTCAGATATAGGTCTAGGATAATGTATACTACTTCCTTCTATTTTTTCTTTTATAGAATCTCTTATTTCTTTACTCTTAAACCTCACAACGTATTTGTGGTAAGTGTGGTCTAAGCCATCAGCTTCATTTATAATAATAATATCATTTACGTTTTTAAGTTCTTCATTATATTTCTCAGCAATGACCTGTCTTTGGAAATTCCATTTATCCATCTTTGTTAATCTAAAATTAATAAAGTCAGCATTCATACCAAGCATCTTAGAATTATATCCTAGTACTTCATGTTCACCATGCTTTCTTAATTTTCTAAATAACACCGCTTCTTCTTTGTTATCAGTGAGTACACAACCTCCACCAGCTATACCAGCAATTTGTTTATTAGCATTAAAACTTAATGTACTAATATCTCCTATTGAACCTGCCATTGTTCTATTTAAACTAGAACCTAATGCTTGACATGCATCTTCAATAAAGACAATACCATTCTCTTTACAAAAAGCTTGTATCTCTGTTGTGTCAGATATACTTCCGAATAAGAATGGATAAACAATTGCTTTTGTTTTATCACTCACCATATTAAGAATACTATCAAACGATATATGATATGTATCTAAATCCACATCACAAAATACAGGAGTAGCTCCAGCTAAAGATACACATGATGCTGATGATATCCAAGAGAAGTTAGTAACTAATACTTCATCATCAGGTTTAAGATCTAAACTCAATAAAGAAAAAGTTAAAGCATCAGTTCCACTACTACAAGCAACTGCAAACTTTCTACCAGTTAATTCTTTTAACTTCTTCTCAAGAAATTCTATATTCCTTTCTTGTTCTTTTTGCATTGAGCTATCAAAGAGTTTTAAATACTCTTCTTTATTTTCTAAATATTCTCTATCCCAACCTGTCATATACAACCTCCACCTGTTTCTTTATCCATTCCATTAATCTTTCCTGCCCTTTAGCATTAGGGTGTGCATCTATATTAGATATAACCCAATCCTTTTCATTTGTTGTTCCCCACCCAAGTAATTTATATTCTAACGTGTACCCTCCAAGTTCTTTAGTTAATGGCCAGCCTGGAAATTTCTCTTTATCGATAAGCTTATCATATTCTTTATATATTCTCAATACATTTGAATTACTTTTTTCAGGATCTCCAAATGGAAATGGTGTACACTCACCTTCTGGAGCTCCAGCGAATACTTCATTTTCAGTAGGCTGTAATCCTTCTAAGAATTGTCTATATGGATGTAGCATACCAAATTGCATATAGGGAATGTCATGCCTTTCACATAATATTTGAAATGACATTATTAATCTAAGACTTTTACGTGCCCAAAATTGTAAGTCACCATTACCATTGATTCTTTTACTATGCCAACTATATCTATTATTAGTATCTTTCCAAGCTATATGACCTCTAGATATTTGATAATCTAATCTATTAATTTGTGTCCATGCAGGTATAACCATTCCTATTCTAGATTTGTCTTCCATACTTAAAATTTCATTCTGTAATCTTGAATATATATATTCGTTCCCTGAGCCAGAATTAGATAAATTAATAATATCCATATCCCACTTTTCTGCTAATAGTTCTGGCCACTTAGGCCAAGATACATCCATGTCTGGGTGAGCACCTGATCTAAAAGATGTATCACAATAACTATCTCCACATACTATTAATAATTTTTTCATATAAATCCTTTTAAAAATTCTGCTATTGCTTTTTGTCCTTCTGCATTTGGATGACCATCAGCTTCTGATATAACTAATTTTTTTTCTAATGTTTCTTTGAGCGTGTGTCCTAATACTTTATTCTGTATAGAAAACCCACCTATATTTTCTGATATTGGCCATCCTATAAACCTACTAGTATCTATAATATTCTCAAAAGATAGTATAATACTTAAACACCTCTCTACGGAATCTAATTCTTTTGCAAAGTTATGATACTCATCACTAATATATACTTTTTTGCCAGGCTTATTATAATTCTGATTATGTGCTCTATAGTAATCTTCAAATAAATGTCCTGTCTGAAATTGTATATATGGTAAGTCATACCTTTCACAAAGTATTTGCAAGCTTTGATAGTTTCTTAAACTTTTTCGTGTCTGACCTTCTGGAGGAGCATGTTTGTCAAAGCCTAATGACCTCCATGAATATTTATGATTACCATCTGCGGTTGTGTTTTGCCAATCTCTTCTTTGACCTTGAGACCAACCAGCTATAACTAAACCTATTTCATCTTTAGGGGTTTTAGTAATTTCATCTAACAATGTTGAGTATACAAAGTCATTACCCATTCCACCTCTAGCTAAACAAACTAATTCCATATCTAAATATTCAGCTATATACTCTGGCCACTTACGCCAAGACGTATCCATTTCAGGATGTGATGAAGACCTAAACTCTAAGTCTGAAACACTGTCTCCGCTAACTATAAGTTTTTTCATAATGCTTAAATAAAGTTTGTGCTATTAATTCGTGCCCTCCAGCATTAGGGTGATTATCAGCTTCTGATATTACATAATGGTTAGGCCATTCACCAAACAATGATATATTGAGAGATTCATTTTTCCAAAACAAACAATTATCTATAAGAGGATCATAGTCATCATATATTTTTTCAATCTCTTTTAATACTTTAGCTTTATCTCCAGAATATGATACTGAATCTTTTTCTCTATCTAACCCGTCATATATTATTTGTTGTTCAGTAGGAGGCAATCCTCTAATATACTCTATATACATAGGTATCATTTGAACATGCATAAATTTTAGTGCTTCACTATTGCATAAGGTTTGAAAGTCAAGATAATAGTTTAAACTTTCATGTAACCATCCAAGTATATCACCATCCTTTTTTATTGGCATTCTTTCATGGCGCCACCTACCATATTTTCCAAATTGCCAATCTGTTCTAAAACCTTGTGACCATCCAGCTATGATTAATCCTATTCTGTCATTATGAATAGGTGTGTATGTTTTACCGTTATACTTTTTTGGATGCTTTAGAATAAAATCTCGTAGTGATGAATAGATATAATTATTCCCTGTGCCTGATCTTCCTAGGTTAATACAATCCATATCTAATTTCTCAGCTAGTAGTTCTGGCCACTTTGGCCAAGAGCAATCTAGAAGTGGATGAGAAGCTGAACGATTGAATGGATCGGTGAAGCTATCACCGGAAACTAGTAAGACTTTTCTCATGCGCTAAGAGATTTTAAAGTTCCATCGTAACCTTTTGGAGCCTTACCTATTATTGGTAAATCTTTTATTGGATATAGTTCATCACCAAATGCCCAGTTCCTTTCATAACACCAGAAACATTTACCACATACTCGTGTAAAACCCTGTGTCCACCATGCTGTGCCAGTACATGATTTAGTATCTGGATAAATTTCTTCAAGTAAAAATTTATGTTGGAAATAAATATCAGCAATAAACTTTTTATCAACATTAATAAATGGTTGGTATACTTGGTTGAAACATGTTTGCCAGTTGCTTTCATGTGTACGTCGTGGTTCACTTACATCCAAGAAGTCATGCTTTATCATCTCTTCTTCAGTTGGATTTTTTGACATACCATCAAATCTCAATGGCTTATCATATTTTAACATGAGATTTCTTGTGATTCTATCTATTAATAATACCTTTGTCATTCCAACAATAGTCATGTCTTTATATCTTTCATAATTCTTTATACAATACTTAGCATCAGCGAAATGCTTAGGATCTTTATCATCAAATTCAAATACTTGTATATCATTTAAGTTAGCATGTGGAAACTCTTTCTGCATCTTTTCAATAAACATTATAGCTGAATCAGCATCGCCCGGAGCATTCAAATCTCTACACGTGTATGGTAACCATTCAATATCTGGAAAATGTGTTAAGCCAAGATATAATGCTGATGCAGAATCACACCCACCTGATAGTGATACTAAAACTTGTTTAGGTAAACCATTATCGTCAAGTTTAACATCATTCAATGTTTTAGTTTCTTCATAGGTGAAGAATGGTATCGTTATATTATTATATGTTATTTCCATTATGTATTCCTAGTATCTCGCCAAGCTTGTAAAGCTGGTGTAACATTAAAATATTCTTCATTCTTTATTTTCTTAACTGTATTCTTTGGGTCTGGTCTTGGGAAGTTAGCATAGATCTCTTTCATATTATCTTTAATGTTTCTTGATTTAGGATCAAAGCCTCTATTTGTTTTAACTAACAATAAAGTAAAGCCTTCATCTTTTGCCATCTGTTTTGCAATTTCTATTTCATGTTCGTTATAACCAAATATAATATATTGCCAAACAATAGCTACACCCATTGATTTACCTAATCGCATTGTCTCCCACACCTCATCAAAGTTAGAACCAATACGATACAGTTCACTCTTTTTATCTATACCATCAACACCAAAATACCAAGCGAACTCATTCATACCATAAGTAAATGCTTCTTCCCACCATTCACGTGTATGACGACCTTTCACTGATTGACCACATGTAGCAATCCGTACACCTCTACCTGTACCATCTAACATCTTTAAGAATTCTAGAAAGTGTGGATTATATATTGGATCTGATAGTTGACCACAGAATGTTATACAGTGTTGATAGTAATCTATGATCTTTTGAAAGTCTTCTTTCTCTAAATCATATGCTCTCTTAATACGTGGTCCACCTTCTTTCTTTTGTCTTAAACATTGTGGACACCTTAAGATACATCTATGAGATGAATCAATATTGGGTGAACCCCATACTTCGTTATGTGTATACCAGTCAGCTATACGATCAGTAGGTTGTAGTTCTGTAAATCTCATTATATTGTAGATTGTAGATATAAGTTATTATCTTTCTTTAGATTACCACATTTGTATTTACAATGTTTCATTGCTTGCCCTTGATTATTAAGTAGTGTATCAAAGAAATGATCCCATTCATCTGATAGAAATATATCTTTTAATTCATTAACCTTATTAACTCTAAGGTGTTCATCTTTTAATCCAAAGTATTCAACACCGTAATCATTCTTTGGATCATCTAGCCAACAGCATGGTAACATAAAACCATCTGATGTATAAGCAGCAGGCTTATGATATGACTTAGGGTTAAAGGTTAAACACCGTGGTTTAATCAATAACTTCCATTCACCTATATCAAGCTCTTGTTCCTGATCTTCTTTTTGTTTATTCATTGCTGCTTCACTTGAACTCATTACTGTAGCTCTCCATTTAAGTATACATCTGTCACACCTTCAAATGTAGGGAAACGATAAAGACCATCTTCATCTCCTGTACGACGATCATTAAAAGGTATATCTTTATTTAAAACTTCTTGATGTAATCTCCTATCAACACCGTCCTGTTCATATCCAACACCAATGATAAGTTTAGCGTTATACACATTATCTTGCGTTTGTTTATTTGTAGGTAATAGTTCACCTATGCCTGGTGAGTCAAGTGCTGAACATATTCCAGTTTTATATCCCATCATTGCAGCTGCAAGTATTAATTGACCAACTGAAATTCCAATTGAGAAATCTATCTGCTCTTCATAAATAGTCATTACATTTTTTGATCCACCTTCTTGAGCTAAGAAGTGAGTGCCACCTCTTACTGTACGACGATCTTCAGTATATACAAACATAGCATTAGCTAAAATTTGAGAATTCTTTATTGAGTAATCATCGTCTTGCCAGAACTCTCCATCTTTATCTTTAAACATATCTCCATAATCAGCTTTCCCATCTGCGTACATACTGTCTTGGAATTCTGGATTATCAACAGGGAATAAAGAGAACTTCTTTGTTTGATCATAAATTGCTCTTATCTTTTCCTGGTCAGTGAAAACATGTAATGCATAGTGTGTTTCCATTTGTTTCTTTGGACTATTTTTAGCAGCATATATTAATGCGTCTAAATCTTCTTGTGGAATTGTTTTATCTAAGTCCCAATTCCTTTGTGCTTGTTTAGATACTTTTGCAGCATCTATTATTTGTTGGTTCATACAATTTCTCCTTTATGTATTTATAATATCTAATCCAGAATCTTTCGGATTGTGATACTCTTCTAATTCAGGGAATACTTCAAATAGATTCATTTCCCATTTAGTTCCTTTATAATATTCATCATTCTTTAATGCATAATCAAATGTATCTTGATAATCTAATTTCTTTTTAAAATCTGGTTTGTTAGGTACAAGGCCAACAGGCTCTTCCTTTAATAACTGTTGAATATCTGGAAAGCCTTCGTAAAATGGAATAAGTTTTTCTTTAAGTGGTGTGGGTAATACATTAGCACATAACTTAGCAGGGCTTCTAATGTTTGACCAATTAACTTGGTCAAATAAATCTAGATTATCATTAACCCAATCTATTAATTGCCAAAATCTAAGTACAGATAAAAATGATATAGCTCCATTTATATTTACTGTTACATTTGGATATTGACGAACATGTCTAATGTTATTAACAATCTCTTCCCAATTAGATCTACGTCTTATATAATCATTTGCTTTACCCATTGAATCTATTGATACTGTAAATTCAAATACATCAAAATGAGGAATGAATTTTGTAATTTTTAATCTTTCAAAATCTAATGTAGACATATTAGTTTGATATTTTACTGTCATATTTTTAGCTTCACCTGATTCAACTATTCTTTCTAATAGGTTATAAAACTTTTTCATTACTAATGGTTCACCACCAATTAATTTTAGATTATATATGTATGGAGCTATACTAACAATGTCTTCAACGATATCATCTATTGTATTTTTATCTACTTTCTCTGGACTCTTTTTAGCAAAATCAGAAAAAATATTTTCACCTTGTAATTCATCTGAATGTATTGAAACTAACCTAGTACTAGAATCATATGGAATACACATATAACAATCTAAGTTACATGTATTTCCAAAAGCTTTTACTTGTACCTCAAGTAATCTTTCATTAAACGTAATTCTATTATCTCTTTTGAATTCCTCTACAGCATTACGTATACGTGGCCAAAGCCTCTTATCATTTGATTGAATTTTTAAAGCAGCTTGACGTCTTGACCTTCCAAAATGTTTCTCTTGGTATCTACAATTCTTACATACTTTTTCTGCAAGTTTAAGATCAGAATTAGGAGTAGTCATTTCTGTACGTAATGCATTTAGTAAAGAATCTTTTTTATAGTATTCTGTGCCTTTTACGTTTTTAATATTTGGACCTATATTTTCTTCAGCCCAAGAACATGGAATAAGTTCACCTCTAGTACTCGTATAAATCATTTGAAATGGCGCAGTACAAAACCAAATATCTTCATCTTTAATTTGATTTTCTAAGTTAGGTATTTGTTCAAACCATTTACTAGTATCTACTTTGCCACCACCTAAGAACTTATCACCTGGCCCACCTTTTGTTAATTTTGTATTAATCATTTAAATCCTCTTTTAAGTGGATTTAAATATCTAAATAATTCATCCTCTATAAGAAATCGTTCAATAGTAATCTTTTTCATAAGGCCTTCTTTTTTTATAACTTTATATAATGTTGTAAATGCTAACATGTTTTTATCAGCCGAGTTAATACCACCAATTTGATATTCACCACACATAGGAAGATATATTGTTACATCATGTCCAGCCTTAGCCCATTCTATTGCAGAATAACCTGTAGATCTTAAAACACAACCAGCAGTATTACAACCTCCTATAATAAGTTTTTTTATATTATATCCTCTCTCAGCTGCTAACAGTTGAATGTCAGAAACGTTATAGCCTGCATCAGCATCAAAGGTTATCCAGTCATGCTGGCCATCTGCTCTTGCCATTTTTTCTACTTCTGTAGTTTTTGGATGTTTATCATGATTATCAGACATGATTAAAAATGATCTATGTGAGTTATTGATCTTATCTTCTGGCATACCATATATCAATCCATTCAAACAGGCATAGCGAAGCTCATTCATATAATCATCACCAAGAATAGGGTGACCTTCAAAGTCAATTAATAGTATAGTAGTTTTATCTTTCAGTGTCATAATATATTACATTATTTATATCCAGCGAATTACTTCCTCTGGCTCAGGCTTCCTATCGTCTATATCACCTTGTGGTTCAAACTTTTTCTGCCACTCTCTTTTAGATACTTTACACTTACCAATAGTTTGCATCAACATAACAGGATGATCTACACCTGGAATATCTTGCCAACCATCTTCGTAATCACCTGGGAAACAAAGAGTTGTTGAAGTATCTAATCCTTCTTCTAAAGCAAATGCTCCTAGGTTAGCAGCAAACATTCCAACTTCTATAGATACACCTCTAATAATATTTGGCATTTCTGATAAATGCATTGGTTCATAATAGTCTCCTTCTTCTACATTCTTTTTATACATAGCGTTAGGTTCACAAAGTCTTTGACTATAGACTATAAGGTAAGGTGCTGTCTTAACATGATTAAAGAAAATATTAGTGCCTTCCTCTTCCCATTCAGTGATGTCATTATCTATAACACCTGGTGTAGTTTTATCTCGTGGAATGTTATTTTCATTAGTCATCTTTTTATTATTCTTAGATAACTGCCATATCTTCTTGCCCAAAGCCATTTGGTCTGGTCCATATACATTTACATGATATGGCATAAAGTTATTTTTAGAAGGTGTGACTTTCCATGCTTTCCAAAGAACTTTTTCTATTAATGCTTTATCGGGAATTTCTTTATCCCAATTCATTACATGTCTTCTACTTCCTATTAATTCTAATGCGTCCATAATTATTTCTCCCGGTTATTTATTACTATTTATATATTAAGAAGATCTACTATTTCTCAACAATTCTATCCAAAGTTTGTCGTTATGAACAACTTCCTTTGCATTATTTTTTGCAAGGTAAAAGTCTACACCATCAGCCTCTGGTAAATTACCTATTTGTTCTCTATGGTTTGCTGAAGCTAACTCAGTCTCTATTGTTATCTTACCATCTAATGTATCCAGAGCAGTTATGATTGGCCCGATATCTTGGTTCTTTAATCCACGTTTCCAATACCAATAACCACCATCTTGTACAGGATTGGTTCTATGATAAATTATTTCTTTGCCTAACCATCTTGCTTCTTGAAATAATCTTGGAGCAGGATCAAATGTTTCTTTAGTATAAACATATGTTTTAAATTTGCCTAACAGATTATCAACAGGACATCTCAGATTATTATTCTCTAAGTCTAAATATTTTTGAGGATAAGTTAATATGCCATGATCAGGATATTCACCTATTATTTTTTGTAATGATTTATAATATTCTGGATTAGTTCCTAAGAATAAATGATCGAATTGAATATCTTCTTTAACTTCTTTGTATACGGGGAAGTGTATTATCTTTTCGAAATGTTCTCCAATACCATTAGGATAAACATCTGTATCACATAAATCAATAATTCTTTTTGGTTTAAAAAACTTTAAAGCTTTAGGATATTTTTCAGGATGATTCTCTGAATAAACAGAAACAAGGTTGCCACTAAATAATTTTTTAACAGAAGCTTTTTGCATATCACTATAATCATTCCAAGTCATATGAGCTAAGGTTAGCATACTCCTACCCATAATTAATGTTAAAGAATCATCGAACACAAATTCATTATTAAAGACTATGTTTTGACAATGAATATACTTATCTTTAATAGCATCAGTATAATCACCTGAAGTAAAATCCCTATGTGTTATAACATATACCTGAGCTTGAATACCCTTCTCATTCAAGTGGGAACAATATTCATAACTATAAAACAGTAAACCATCTGCTGGTTTACTGGTACATACTATATTTAACATCTCTTATTAAATCATCTAATTATTAGTTCTATTTATATGTATAAATAAAGGTATGAATAAAGATATATTATATTCCTACCTTGTGCTGTATGGAATACAAAGTGAATTGAATATTAGATTACATGATCCTGAACAGTTTGTTAACTGGACAGAAGAGAACTTTGAATACGTAAGATACAATCCTAGGAAGCCTATCGATCGATGGGGGTTAAGCATAACAAGTTATGATGGTGGACTAAGCGGTATTCCTGATTTAGATAGTTTGGGAGATTACTGTATAGAAAATAATGTTTCTCTTGAAGAGAGTGACTTCAATGTACCAACAGAAGTTTATAAACAATCAAAAGAATTGCAAGAAGTACTAGAACCATTTAAAGAAAATTGTTATAGAACACATATATTAAAATTAAATCCAGGTAGTTACTTCCCTAAACATAGAGATCTAAGGCTAGATAATTTTAATCACTTTAGATTAATTATGCCTTTAAAGAATCCGTGTACATTTGTAATAGAAGATAAAATTTTAACTTGGGATGTAGGTACAATGTATTTTGTAGATACTGCTAAAGTACATTATCTATTTAATGCTACGCATGATCCAAGTTATTGGTTAGTGCTTAATGTTGAATTGACAGAAGAAGTATATGAAGAAGTAACAAAACATTTTTTTTATAAAGCATGATAATAATACCTATCAATGATGAGTTAATACCAGAGCTAGAAGTGTTCTGTAAAAAGGCAAAGGAATTAGGTTATACTAATAATTCTAGTCTTAAATTAATGCGGTATGACTGGTGTAAAGAGATTGGTGAATACTATTGCGCAATTAAAGGCAACGATATAGTTGCTGTAGCTGGGTGTCATCCATTACCAGAATTTTCTCCTGATGCTTGGCGTATAATGTTTAGAGGATGTGAATTACCTGGAGCATCTCCATACAAAGGATTAAACAAAGGGGATTGGAATAGTATAACACAAAGAGATTTTATACCTAAATTTATTGACTACATTCCATCTGAAAATTTATATATAAGTACTAATATAAGTAATGAACATTCTGGCAAAGCTTTAAGGAATCATAAGATTATGAATATATTAGCTAGACAAAGGGATGCTTATATAGATGATGTATGTGATATGATATTAAATAATACACATCAAACAATATGGAAGTTAAATATAAATCAATACTTGAATAGAAGGAGTAAATTAAATGTGGTTTAATTGGAATCATTTAAAAGAAGCTAAAGAAAAAGCCGGAGGGAAAGGAGGCTATTGGTGGCATTTTAAGTTTGCATTCATAGAAGCTTTATGGTTATTACTTGCAAGTATAGCATCTTTAATACACGCTGTCTTTCCTTTCTTAATTGACTTTAAAATTGTTAAAGCAAGAATTAATAGACTTAAATATCTTAAGTCAAAATTACCTAATGACCCAGACTTAAAGAGGATACATTTTGATGATTGATACGATTGGTTATAAGAATGGAGAGTTCTTACCTTTAGAATATTGTGGCCCAACTATATTAGACTTTGGATTTATACATTGTGATTCAACATATGATGTGATACCTATATATGATGGTAAAGCCTTTTGTCTTGATAGACATTTAAATAGATTTGTAGCTTCAGCTGAATACTATGATCTTGAATTACCTTATATGCATTACCTAGGAGTTGCTGGTGAGTTGATGGAAAGAAATCCTGGTATAAAAGATGCGTTCCTTTGGATAATTGCATGGAGAGGATACCCTAAGTCAGGACAGCCAAGAGATATTAAAAGTGCACCAGTGAATGTGGCAATGTATATAAAGCCTAGCTATCCTTTAAAGGAAGGAGCTGATATAGTAAATGTACAACTATCTGATCAGCTTAGAGTACCTGATAATGTCTACAGCCAAGCAGCAAAGAATTTTTCATGGATAGATTTTACAAGAGCACAACTAGGTAAAACAGATACATATGACACTGTCGTTTTATTAGATCAGACAAGACATATAACAGAAGGCCCAGGATTTAATGTTGGATTTGTGTGGGAAGATTACATATATACACCATTAAATAATTGTCTTAATGGCGTGACAATGAGTGTTGTTGAAGATATATGTGAAGATACTCCAGGCCAGTTTACTAGATGCCACTTAAAAGAAGACGTATGGAATTTTGCAGATGAGATCTTTTTAACATCTTCATCAGGCGGTGTTACTGCAACACAACGAACAGGGAAAGTAACCGAATGGTTACAACGTGAATATATAGAGAGGACAAAACATTATGACTACATTACAGAACTTTAAAAATACATGGGATAAATTTTTTAGCAAAGATAAAATACCTGTAGACACAGGTAAATATTTTAGAATAGTTCCTAATAGACTTACAGAAGAAACTAAAAAAGAATTACTTAAATTAGCAAATGAGAAAGATGCGTTTGTAGATATAAGTTATAAAGTAAGTTTTTTTAAATACCCATCTAAACTTCAGAAGTTTGCACCTTGGGGTGTTGCTCAAATGTTAAGAGTATCTGAAGAAGATAGTACAATACATAAAGATAATAATAGAACAAATGAATTTGATAATACTTATATGCCAAGACGAACAGTGATTAATTATCCTCTTACTGATAATCCTTCAAAAACAAATTGGTATGATGATAATAAAAATTTAGTTGCTACTACAACATATGATAAACAATTATATCCAAGTTTGCCAGATGAGTGTTTTACATTAGAAGGTAAAAACTATAATGCAGCTATACTTAATACTGGTGGAGGTTATCATAATGTTGAATTTAAAGATGGTGATGAACCACGTATAGTATTTCAATTATGTTTTGATAGTGATATAGATGATGTACATGAAATGTTTAAATATATGCATGGCGGATGTAGAATATGATGGAACTGAAGTTAGATTTTGATGATGTATTAATTAAACCTCGTAGATCACTCAAACCTCTTACAAGGAAAAGTGTTAATATAGAAATACCTTGGCTGGATAATACAGCGCACCCTATTGTTATTTCGAATATGCCTTCAACTGGAACATATAAAATTGCAGAGCATATGACACCAATGAAAGTGTTTACATTTATTCATAAAGAATATAAAGTACATGAGCATAGAGATAATTTAGCTAACATGGGAGATCGTAGTTACATTGGTATTACAAGTGGTGTGAGAGATAAAGATGTAATGAGAACAATAGATATTATATCAGGCTTTGAAGATATTGGCATGATTAATGTTGATGTAGCTAACGTATATGCTAATGTTGATGGAATGATTAAAACTATTAAAACATTTAAAGAACATTTCCCAAATATATTATTATGTGCTGGTAATATATGTGATAAAAATTTAATGGAAGAGTTAGTTGAAGCTGGTGCAGATTATGTTAAAGTAGGTGTAGGTTCAGGTGCTGCGTGTATTACTCGAACAGAAGTAGGCGTAGGTATACCTCAGTTAAGTGCCGTAATGGAATGCTACGAAGAAGCACAACGTATAGGATGTAAAATAATATCCGACGGTGGTTGTGTTACTTCGGGTGATGTAGCTAAAGCAATTGCGGCAGGCGCTGATATGGTTATGATTGCTGGTATGGTATCTAGTTGTTATGAATGTAGTAACATGGTAGAGATTGATGGTCAACAGTATGTAAATCTATATGGATTGGGTTCAACAAAGCAATATAATATACACACTATAAGCGAAATGGAATACAGACCTAATGAAGGTAGAGACTTAATGATTCCAGCAAAGGGTTATATAAAGGATATCATTAATCAAATCCTTGGTGGATTGAGAAGTGTATGTACATATGTAGGTGTATCTGACATTGAAGAATTATCAATACATGCAGAATTCATTAGAGTAAACAGTACTCATAATAAATCTTTAGAAAGATATGGATAACTATTTACAACAGATTTTAAATTGGAAACGATTTGGAATAAATATCACATCTTCTGGAACATCAGGAGATCCAAAGCTTATCCATAGATCACCTGATAATCTTCGTGCATGTAATGAGGTTGCTATACATGCTCAACAATTAACTAGCAAATCTAAAGTATTAACTGTAACAAAAACTGATCATGCTGGTGGATTACTATTACAAACATTACCAGCTTATACATTAGGGTGTAAAGTCATTGATGTAGAAAAGTTTAATCCTTGGAATTTTTTAAAGAAGGTGAAAGGATATACACATACGTTCTTAACACCTGAACAAATGAAAGCAGTAATGATGACTAAAGGGTTTAAAGATTGTGACTTAAGTGGTATAAGAATACTTGGTGGTAGTAACCCAGTTAGTTATGATATGATAGAAGCATTTGTATCTAAGGGAGCACTTGTTCAACCTAACTGGGGTATGAGTGAAGTAGGCCCAATGGTAATCAATATTGAGATAAATAATATAGAACATATAAAATATTTAAAAGAAAGAACACCTAAAGGCCATACTATACTAGGGAATGCATATTGGTGTGATTGGAAAATTGATAATGGTGAACTATATGTTAAAAGTAATATGTGTATTGAGCCTGGTTGGTTTGCCACAGGTGATATTGTTTCTTTAGATAATGAAGAAAGAATGTATTATGAAGATAGAAAATTGTATAAATAACCTTATATAGTTAATAGATGGGTGTTCTTTGACACTCTTTCGGTCCCTTAACTGACTTCTTCGGTTGTCAGCGGCTACGTGGGATACCTTTTATCGATGACGAGAGCATCCTTCTATTAGCTATTATTATCTAGGTATTAAGTGAGTCACTGTTCGCACTCGACTTCGTAAAAAGGTTTCGGCCTTCATCCTTTCGGGGATGCGTTTATTGATCCGAGGTGACTCTCTTAATAGCTATGTACACAATATAATTATGATTGAAAAAATACTAGCGGGAACACTCGCAATTTCATTAAGTGGATGTAGTATGTTAGGTGGTTTCAACGCACTAGATCCCAAGAATTTAATTAAGACAGCAGCAACGACTGGTGTCACATACGTTGTTGCGGGCCCTATACCAGCGGCGGTCAATGCAGCAACATCTATAGCAGTTGATTCAGTTTTACCTGATGACAAACCTGCAATAAGCGATATCGAAGCTGGGAATGAAGAACAATTGAAGGCATATATGTTTGCAAATTTAACGGAAACCATTTTATATGGTGTAATAGGATTTTTAATATTTACAAATGTCGTAGGACCTTGGGCAGCACAGCGTAGAGCAAAACGTAAAGCTGAACAGATAGCGCAAGAACAACGTAGGAAAGAAAAGTACGATGCAATGAAAGCTGAACTTGCAGTAAGAAATAAAGTCGGATGAAAACATACAAAGAAGTAGAAGCAATCGATTGTATATGTGAAGACATGTACAAAGACTTGGTTGTTGAAAAGTACGAAGGTAAAACATTAAATGATCCTACACGTTCACCTAAAGGTTCTCCTGGTAAGTTCCATGTATATGTAAAGAACGCTAAAGGCAATGTTATAAAGGTAAACTTTGGTGATCCTAATTCAGAGATTAAAAGAGATAACCCTGCAAGACGTAAATCATTTAGAGCACGTCATAACTGTGCAGATAAAAAAGACAAAACAACTGCAGGGTATTGGTCTTGCTATCAATGGAGAGCAAGCGCAAAGGTAGATAATTGATAAGGAGTTACATGCAAAAAGTTACTGACCGTAACATTAAAAAAGATGTACAATTAAAACATACTAAACAAAGATTACATGGTATGTTAAAAGATAAGTCTCATAAGAAAATTAATCTTGTAAAGAGTTTGAAGAATCTTAAGAAACGCAACGAAAGAAAGGGACTATAATTATGTGGAAATATATAGGTTACGCTGGTATTATTATACCAGTGCTAGGTGCTACTTACGGTGGTTTAATGATAGCATCAGATTTAGAAATCAAACTCAACCAAGCTTACGATATGGC